GAATCGTGACCGGTGTCGAATTCAGTACTTCGACCACTTCGGTCTTGGCATCGTCATAGGGCACATCAGGGAAACCTTGATCCGGTGCACGATCAGTGTCTTCGAGACTTTCGTCCGTGTAGTAACACGCGTCATCAATTTGATGTACGACGCCGTTAAAGGTCACCGGGAAATTGCTGGGGATTTCGGTCTCGTCACCGCAGGAACACGTCACGGGCGATTGTGTGTTTTCCTCAAACATGGGTTCGCCAGGAAATAGAGAATCTTCGATCTCATCTTCGTCTATGAGAACAATCGGGGTGAGAGAACGATTGAGTGCGAGCACGTCCGGGTGCACCGCTTCGATAGGTTGCAACCCTTCGAGACCTACGGGGACTACCACCTCAGCGGTGTGGGTGAAATCGCGATCATCGAGACCGGCACCGCCCTCACCAAAAATGAACGGACGCAGAAGTTCAACTTCTCCCACCTTGAATGGGCGACCTTGCTCAATGTTCATGATCTTGTTCTTCGACAAACCAACAAGTGCCGCGTACTTCTCACGAGATAATTTGCGCTTCGTCCGGTCGGCGTAGACAAGCCCACCCGTTATCTCAGTCGTCATTCGTCTCTCCCTCAAACGTCATTTCGCCGTCCCAAAGGGGTGTGGCGTTTATCAATGCTACCTCATTATCAAGTCTTGCAACTGCATCATACGCACAATTTGCAAGTAATATTTCACGATCTCTAGAAATTTCTTGCAAACGAGCGCACTTCATATGGAAGCGGGGAATCTGTCGCTCCTCGACGGTTCCCTGGGTGACCATGTCAATGATGTTGATGGAGTCGTGAATCTGTGACCCGATCCGGTGCACCCTATTTTCTGCTTGCACATTCTCCACCATTGAGTAGGATCGTTGCAGGAATACCGCCGTATCCGCGCGGGTCAGGGTGAAGTGTTCCTTGCCCGCGCCGATGGTCATGAGCATGACCCGTGCATCACCCGCCTGAAACTGGTCGACGTAGGGCTGACGCAAATGTTGAGAAGTTTTACCGGTAACCATCCGGTAAGTGATGCCGCGCTTTTCCAATCGAATACGCGCGAGTTCAATAAGTTGTGAACTCTGCGCAAATACCACCACCGGCTTATGTCCCAGGTCGTCAAGGATGGAATCGAGTTCGTCAAGTTTATTCGACGGTTCAGTGAGACGCACCATGTTCTCCGCGTTGATCTCTGCGCACGAAGAGGAGAACTGCAGGAGTCGAGTGTTTTGCGTAAGGTTGCTTGTTGCAAAAATCATTTGACCATCGTCAGTGACGGTGATCATGTTGTCACTCATTTGCTTATACGACTTTTTCTGCTTCGGTGTCATTTCCAGGTAGCGAACCTGGCGCACCTTCTCCGGCAGAAACTGCAGCACCAACGACTTGGGCATCCGTCGCATTCTCGGATCGAGAATCTTGAAGAACTCTTCGCGGGTTTCCGGCTTGACCCCAACGATGTTGAGTCCCCCGTACGGTGTCCAGTCCGTCTGACAATAGCGGTCCACGTATTTAGTCTTGGTAGGGTAGTCGAGCGGGGACACTCCGTGCATGATGGGCCAGAGATCACCAGCGTCATTGGCAATTTCAGTGCCGGTGAGCGCGAATGCAAATTCAACGGACTCACCGTGTTGTACCGCCCACACCGCACGAGTCTGTTTAGATTTTGCGTCCTTCATTCGGTGCGCCTCGTCTGTGACGACGGTGCGGAAGGGTAGTTCGTTGAGTTCCTTCTTGACCTTCTCAGCCTCCAAGAGACTGACCGATCCGTACGGCGCGAGACGCGAGTAGTTGCGAACTGATTCCCAGCCGATGATCACCGCGACATCGAATCCTTCGTCAATGGCGTACTTCGCATCCTTGAACGCTTTCTTGCGCTGCGTCGGCGTGCCCGTGACGACGAATGTTTTGACGCGCGGGTCACCTTCGATGCACGAGTCCTTGATATGCACGGGGTGTTCCGGTGATGTGGTGTGCGCCCACGAATTAGCCCAGCCCTGCTTGGCACTCTGCGGGGACACCACACACACGGGGAAGGGGTTTCTCCCCCAGTTGGCGATTCTGCGCAGCGCACGAATCGTTTGGATGGTTTTACCCGTGCCCATGTCATCAAACAACCCGCCGCGACCACAGCGGGTTAGGAACTCCACGCCGACGTCCTGGTACGGGTAGAGGTCGGCTTCGATTTGTGTGCCTTCGGCCCACTGTGTGGCCATGCGAATCTCATTGCAGGGATTGATGCGCGTGTCAAGTTCGTGTCGCGCCCACTGTTCGAGACGATCTCCTACTACAAGACGGTCACCGAAAATTCCGCGCAGTGCTTGGCATGACCCCCACGACAGCGGGACGCTCCACATGTTGTTGCGAATCCATTTTGATCCGGGGACTTGTTTGACCGAATCCTTCTCACCAAAGTGAAAGGTCTCCACGATGATCAGGTTCTCGTCTACTGATGTTTCGGCACTGGGCATCTCTCGTCTTTCGTCTGGCGTCTAATTATAGGGTTGAGTCACGGACCACGGCGGGGGAATCTGCAAACTGGCCATAGCCAATGTCGCGTGGCGAATTGCGTCGTTGGCGTGTCCCTTCCCTCGAATGAACCAGCCACACTTTCGTAGGTGAGCATCAGTGACGTATTTCTTGGCGTCGGCTACTGCCTGCAATTTGAACTCGAACCCATAACAGGTTGTCACGTAGCGGGCGACCCCAATACCTTCGAGCGCCCAATGAGCGTCCTGTGAACGCTTAATGGTGGCGGCTCCTATGGTGAAACGTTCGCACGCCACCAGTACGGGGACGTTGGCATTTTTCAAATTGTTAAGACTCGCGTTGAGCCAGTTTCCGAAATCGAAAAAATCCACTTCACTGCCGACCATTGTTTTTTCTGCAATGTCGTAGATGGCTAGCCCACACGTGCGTCCGGGGTCGATAGCGATGATGATCATTTACGCTTCAGATTCCCTCACGAATATTCGCTGCACGTTCGTTCTGCATCAGTTCAATGCACCCGGCGTACCCCGCGATGTCAACCAGGCTGTCGCGTTGCATACCGTTCGTCGCCCGCGCGATCTTCAGTCCGATCATGCACAGCGCGACCTGATCCGGCGTGATGTCCACACCAAGGATCGGGGACCACAGCGCGGCGATCTTGGTGAATGACTCCAGTGGTCCACCGTAGTCCTTGCGCCGATCACCATTAACGATCTTCTCCGCCTCTTGCAGAATAGATTCCTTATTCACTTGTCCCCCTTAGATCGGACTCTTTCACATCACCCTTTGTCCCCCAACGCGTGGCGAGACTGAGTGACGCGGTGACCGGTGTAGGGGCTAGGAGAACGTGATCGTTCATGATATCCTTGACCGTGGTTGCGGCCTCAGCCGCTACGTCGAGCGGCATGTCACCAATGACTTCGTCGTGTACTAATAGCGTAAGGTAATCCCCGATGCCCGCGTTATCGAGTGCCACAGTTTTCATCTTGAGGATTGAGGCTGCCGAACCCTGCACCAAGTAATTGACCAACGCATAAATTTTGTCTTCACGGCTTAAGTAGTACGGCTGTTTCGTCAGCGGGCTGAGAACGTACGGTCGACCCTCAGTGCGAAGACGTTCGTTGGCAATCTTCTCGACGTCACGCTTGAACCTATCCATGCCGGGGTAACGAGCCTTCAACTTAGACATAAATGCAGAACCAGTCTCGAACGACACACCAGCCGTCTTGGAGAACTTCTCTTCACCCGCGCCATACACCCACGAGTACGAACCATTCTTCGTTAGTTGACGCCGTCCGTCACTTCGAATGATCTCCGGGTCACTGAAAATTTCACGAGTCATGTTAAGAAAAAAGTCACCATCGTTCTCGTACGCGTCAATAAATGCATTGATGAGTCCTTGATCCTTCGTCAAGAAACTCAAAATGCGCATTTCTATTTGGTCCCAGTCGCACATAAACAGCACGTTGTTCTCGCGGGGGATGATGCAGTTACGCACGATATTGGCGAACGCATTTGTCTCACTTCGACGTGGCAAAGTTTGGAATAGTTTCATGCTCATTCGACCAGTGATGGTCCCCTGAGCATTCATGGATGGTCGAATGATTCCTTCTCCGTCTGCCATCTGCAGAAAGTTCTTAAGGTATGTTCCCACCACCTTTTGGGCCTGACGCTGTTGCTCCACCACTCTCGCGAGCGGGTGATCAATCCCTTCGAGCACGTCCTTGTCGAATGCGATAGCACCGCCCTTGGTCAATTTGGTGAAGTCGACGCCTTCCTTCGATAGCACTGAGATCACGGCCTGTTTCGAACCGGGCTTCACGTTGTAGTTGGTCAGACACCACTGTTCGAGTTCCTTGATGTAGTTATCCAACTGATCCAGAGAATTTTGCGTGTACGGCACGTCGAGCCGTGACCCTCGTGCTTCAATTTTTTGCACGACCGTGGCGAACTCGCGTTCGAGGTCATACGCTTCGGGACAACGAGCGAGAATTTGAGGGTAAAGAATGTCAAAGAGTCGAGCCGTACCCACGGTATCCATGGCCGCGTAGATCGTGTACGCGGGGCACGTGTAGGGCACGGTCTCCCAAGTCCAGTTGTTTTCCGAGAACGCTTTATCGAGCATCTGCTGACCGTACGCAAAATTTGGGTCAATGAATCTGTTGCCCAGCGGTTTGAGTCCATTGGCCCGTGACGCGTCGAGCAACTTCGCCATGATCATGGTGTCGTGTACACGGCCCGGTGGCAGTACGACGTCGCAGAATTTTTCGAGTTTGGCTAAGTCAAATTTGGCGTGGTGAAAAACGTAATCACCTTGGTATCGTGCAAATATTTCTTGTACCACTCCGCCCCATCGATCCCAACGGAACGTCCAGCCCTGGTTACAGTCACCAAACTGCACGAGACGTACGTGGTCATTGAACTCAAGTCCCGTCGTCTCCGTGTCCACCGCGAGCACCGGACGTCGTTCACCCAACCATGTCATGAATTGCTGGCACTCATCGAGTGATTCGATGTAGTGCAGGCGCACGTCCGCGAGGGTGCTAGTCATCTTCGTCTTTCGTCATTCTGCAAATACTACACCATGAGTGTGACGTTACGCGATGTTCTCTACAAGAAATGCATCAGCCAGCGCCCGGTCCTGCAGAATCGCGGCTTCGAGCACGGCTCGCGCAACGTCGGTCATGTACCGGACACCGTCGCGATCCTTCATGTGCAGAACTGAAATCACCCCTTCGGCGTTGTCGCAGATATGCGCCCATGCTCGTGGGGTCTCATCTTCCGGGGCTTGACTCGACTTTCCGGTGTGGGAGTCCTTGACCCAGTCTCCCTTTTTCACGGTCGACTGACCGACACCGGTCACAACGTATTGTCCCGCAGCGGTGAGATAGATGTCCATCTCCGTCCATCGAGTTTTCTTCTCTTCGGCGGAACTAGCGTGACCCAGTAAGACTCCGGTGAACACGATAGAACGGCTGTGATCGGTCACCGTGTACTTTTGTCGATCCGTCATGGCGTGATCATACCAAACCGATCTGAAATTTGGTCAATCTAGTTTGCAGTTCTGTTTCAGTTTCGTAATTCGAGCCGACCCATAAGAATCCGTTGGACAGCGCGTGCAAGAACCCACGCCACTGTGCAGATTCATTTTGGCTGATTGGTATCTTGTCTGGATTGGGTTTGTTGACATCCAAGGGACCATAGATATCCGTCAGACATGTTCCGCCAACCGGATCGAATTGGGCACACTCATCGTGTCCGCACATGTGGTCAGGAGGGAATTACGGGCTGGGCGGGCTGGCCGGTGGGTGCCGCTGCGGGCGCAGCGGGTGCCACGCTAGAACCAGCGGCCAAGATTTTTCGAACGGCGTCTTCCACCATCTGAGGTGTGACACCGGTTATTGATGCGATGTGATTTTCGACGTTGGACAATTGCGTCGTAACGTCCGTCTGAAAAGCGACGAACGATTCCTTCAGGAGGGGGAAGTCGCTGCCCACCAACGTGGCTGCGTTGCTGAGGTCGGCTTTGATGCCGGGAAGCGCCGACGCCATCTCATTACCCGCTGCCGCGAGGGTGGCTTTGTTGAGTCCATTGTCGTGGAACAACTTCGCCGCGATGGAGACGGCGACGATCAGTGCGCCGACTGCGGTACGGACATCGGTCACGGCACTGGCCGCATTGTTCAGTGCGTTGGGGTTCTGCACGAGTCCCGTGATCATCGTGCCGAGACCGGAGACAATGCCGGTTGCACTTAACCTGAATGATACGGACTTGGGGCCGGTTGCTGGATTCATCTCACGTCTCCTTGTTGGGTTGTGCAGATAGTACCACTCAAACCAAAACGTCCGTGTGGTTGTGAACGAAGATCGGTGCACCAATGCTTTCAATAAGGATTGACAACGGCACTATCGACGGGTCACCTTGGGTACCCATAGAGAAACAATTCGGGTCGTTGACGGTGCCGGGTTGCAGCAACATGACGACGTGTTTAGGAGTGTAACCATCGGGTTCCATACCGAAAAGAACGAAGTCACACGTGAGCGCCTTGGACCTTGTGACGATCAGATTGTTCCTCTTGGCGTGACTGAGGATCGATGCGGTGTTGCCACCGGACCAGTTCAGTCCGTTGGGGTCATTGCACTTCGCCCGGAAACAAATATCCGTGACCGTCCCTGAGCAGTCGCCAAAGTATGGCCACACCATCGTTGATTGCCAACGCCACGCCCAGCGGATTCCCTCTTCGGTGTAATTGCATCTCGCCTTGTTGTTCAAGAACTCGTGCGCAACTTTCAAGCACGCTTGTCGGGTGTCAATTGTCTTTGTCACTTCATCTCCTGATCTACCAGTACACCAAAACGTAACCTAATGCTGATTGATATGCCGCAGTTAAGGATGTGCCGGAAGGGGTGAGGGACGAACCACCGCCGCCGCCGCCCGCATAGTTTTGAAAACCACCTCCGGCTGCACCGCCGCCGCCGCCGCCACCGTACAATCCAGCGCCGCCACCACCGGCTTCCCCATACCCACCATTTCCACCGGACGCAGGGTTTCCCCCACTCGCAGGACCACCGCCATTAGAGCCGTTGGTAGCACCTCCACCGCCTACAGGGTACGCGGTACCACCACTCCCCGCAGTAGTTAGTGTCGCACCTTGGCCACCATCACCGCTGGGTCCTGAACCGGCTGAACCACTCCCACCAGCGTTACCACCAGATGATGCATTGTTTGCTGAATCACCACCGCCGCCCGATGCAATTGCTATGTAGAGTCCGCTAGTCGAGTCGTAAATAACGGCAGCACCACCGCCATTGCCTCCGGCGAAACCTGAACCAACGTTAATACCACCTACGCCACCACCTGCATTTGCAAGAATGCTTAATGTGTGTCCCGGCACTACGGTAATGGAGCCGAGTATTCTTGCACCCAGTCCAGACAAACTATATCCAGTCCCTGTAGATGAACCTCCTGCACCTCCACTCATATCAACATTCATTTGTGTCACACCGCTAGGAACAACAAATGTGATAGGGGTGGCTAATGTATTCATTTTTGCGCCGGGAGTTCGAGTACCAACTAAATTGAACCCATTTGCAGAACAAAAAGTTTTTCCATTTGTAACGTCAGCCGCGCTTGCCGTCCCTGGAAGAAGAATTCCGCTAGTCATTACGCAGTCTCGACTATCCCACTGGCGGTGATGTTTGAAACTGTGCTCGTCTGCACTTGCATATTGATTGCCGTTCCTGTGTGTGCAGATATCAGTGCAGATAAAGTCGATTGAGCACCGACTGGAATCAGTGATCCAGTGGGGAGAATGGAAAGTGTCTGCGCTCCATTAGCGTCAGCGAATGTCACTTGTGCCCCACCGGTAGGTGACCCCGACGCCACGTCGAAACACGCCTGCACTCGATAGAGACCGTTCACGGTCGGCGTGATCGTGGCGATTGTTTGCCATGTATTTGCAACGGTGATCGCCACATCTTGATTGGCACTCGACGGGGGGCTAATTACCATCCACGTCGTGGTACTCAACTTGTACCGATAGAGCGCGTTTGCCGATGTGTTCCAGACAATGCGACCGTCCCAGAGATCGGTCCCGGTGAACGCATTCATCTGCGTCGTGGTAACCACTGACACACCTGGACGCGCGTCTTCGAGTACGGCATTGGCTTGAGCCATGGCCGGGTAAACCGTGACCGTGTCGGTCTCTTGCGGGTACTGGTACCCCTTCGCCGTGGTTGTCATGTGCTACACCGGTATTTCGTTCGAGAGTGATGCCCACGTATCCGTCTGATCCGCCCAGCGCCCTGTAGTAGTTGCCGGGTAGTTCACCATTTCTCCCCACGTCAGTCCAGCCTGCACTAGAAATGACATTACTAGACCAGCGGGCTTCGCGGCGATAAGCGCAGCCAACGCAGCCATTGCGGTCGCACCACCCGCGCCACCGGGCATCTGCACCGCTTGGCACATGATGGTGAAACTGTAGGGGTCCGGGGTGCGCTCCAACACTTGCACCAATTGCGTGCCAGTGAGAAATTGTTGCAGCACACTGACCAGAGACGTCACCGTGCCACGCTTCGTTCTGGCTTGTCCTGCGATGAGCGATCTCATCTGTGCTTCGGTACTGCCTGCGGGGATTGTGACCCCCGCGAACTGTGCGAGCCACGGTAACGCAATGACGGGACACACGTTCACGTCGAGCAATTGACTCCAACCCACGTGAGTCGTGCTGTCCCTGGTGTACTGCTCAGTGACGTCGTACTGTGATCCGATGGAATCAATGAACGTGAGGAGCGGGTAGCCGTTCCCCGCGAGACCCGACGCAATGTCTGCGTCTCGCCACGGACCCATTTGGTTCCACCAGTCGAGCGTTGTCTGAGAGACGCTGCTGGGTGTGGCGAGAGGGGCGGTAGTTCCGATATATGGTTCTGGTGCGCTGTACGCTTCGGGTGCCCCATACGTAAGTGTCATTAGACCGGTTCCGCCGTAACGGTGCCAAAGGTGGCGTTCACGAGGTCAATACGCAAGTAGTTTTGATTTTGCACGAGTATCGAGAGTGACGATGTATAGCCTGACGCCGCTGCTGCAAAAACAGTGTTAGTCGGGGCTGAGGTGATGTTGTAGAACTGCTTAGTCAACTTCGCGGTGGCGACTCCCGTCGACGTAATCGGGATCAATAGCCATAGGTCCTGTCCCGTGGTGTTCTGGTACACACCCCCCGACGTGAGAGTGATTGTCGCTGGGTTCGCGTTGACGCCGCGACTGATACCAGACGGCGTGATGTTGAACGCACTCTGCGAGAGAACGCCAGGGATCGTGATGTTCCCCGTCAAATACGCCAACTGGGTTGCGTAGTTGAGACTGGGAGACTGCCAACTGCCCAACAAGTAGATGATGCCGTTGCCGTTGATGGACGTGGACGCATTGGAGACGACGAACGAAGTGTGGTTCGTCGCTGCGCCACCGTCGATCTCGCCGTTGATATTCCACTCGACGTTGATCCACTTGGAGAAGCCCTTCATGCGGAAGAGTGCGCCCGTGTTGGTTGCACCGTTGTTCGCGTTGACGATCATGCGCCAGAACACACCAATGTGCTGGACCTGTCCCGCTCCACCAGACGTTCCCAGTCCAATCTCATCAACGATGCCGTCCTGGTTGGCGTTGAGGTCAAGGAACAACGCGTGCACGGCCCAGTACGCAAAGGAGGGGTAGCCGGTTGACTTGACGGCGAAGTCCATGTTGACGGTGTTGTTGTACAACTGGACGCCATCCATCGTGACGCGCTCGCACCAGCCGACCTGGTTGTAGAAATACATGCCGATACCCGCCGACGCACTGAAACCACCAATCGAGATATCTTGAAAGAGAACCTGACTGACGTCGCTCCACGACAACCCGACTGCCGTGCCCGACGCACCGGAGCCGTCGATGCTGAACCCACCCCAGTAGGGCGAACCGGTGCAGAACGCTGCGGCGGCAGTGACGGTGAGGGAACTCGCCAGCGTCGAACCGGTGTAGTGAATGATGGAGACCTTGGACCCGTGCCCCCGTACCGCGTAGGGCAACGTGCCAGAGAACGATCCGGAGTTGGGTCCGACCATCGACGCCGGGTTGAGGTTCGAAAGTGTGATGGGCGCTGCGGGCAAAAGCAGGATGCCTGAACCGTTGGCAACCATTGCCGTGAGCGCGTTGGTGTACGCAGTCTGGTCGGCAGATGAACTACCCACACCTACTGCACCACCCGTGGCGTAGGTGGGGTTGGTCATATCGTAAACGCCTAGGACAGCAGAGAATCCTCCACCACCTAAAGCAGCGACAACGTTGTGCACGAATGCGGTGGTCGCAATTTTGAGTGTGCTGTCACTCGTCGTCGCAGTCGGGGCAGTCGGGGTACCGCTGAACACGGGGGATGCGAGAGGCGCGTAACTGGTGTCAACGTCACTACCGCCGCCACCCGCCGCAATCGCGGCGACGACGAACGCTGTAGTTGCAATCCTGGTGGAGTTATCACTAGTCGATGGGGTGGGTGCTGTGGGGGTACCAACAAATGCTGGTGAGTTGAGTGATGCCAGTATGGGGGCACTCGCCGTACCGATGACTGACTCGATAGCGTGAATAGCATCATTGGCATTGGCGTGTTGACTTGCGTGGTCTAGTCCCGTAGGGTCCATCGTGACAGCATCAGTAGGGTCCGTAAAAGTGTCAATACTTGTATTGAAATTAGTTGGCATATCGAGACCCCATGACTATGTCGCACTTCCCGAAATACTTCCAAAATTCGCAAGAGGAGCGACACCACTGAGAGTGACGTCGGCGGCAGAACCGTTAAGGGTGAGTGAGGCTAGGTAGTTCACTCCCGAAACCCCTTCGATGATGCCCGCGACCGAGAGGTAACGAACAACGTTGGCAGTAGGGTCCCATGTTGGTGGTGTGTTGCTACCACCGCCCCAAGTAGCCTGCGATAAGTACGTTTCAAGTGCAGCCGTGACGGAAGCGATGACGGCGGTTGAGTTTGACCCGACGTTACAGTGAATCGTAAACACGACGTTGACAGCAGTGATCGTGGGTTGGATGAACGTCACAACGAAATTGATCTCTCGCATGGCGGTAAGGTACGAGATGATCTGCGCTTGGATAGTCGAGTTGACGACAATGCCATTGACGTCAATAGCAGACACCCCCACCGTACGTTCCTGACCAGTCATCTCGGCGAGGGTGATAGTTACTCCGGTCGATGTTGAGGTCGTTGGTAGCGAAAGAGTGACCTGCGTTGGGCTGATGTACGTCAAAATAGTAGTGCCCGCTTGTACGCCTAATCCACTTACCCCACGGCCAACGTCAGCAGTCGTAAATAGTGCAGTGGCTGAGTGAAGTGATGTATCAGTTGCAATCACTCCATCAGTAAACGACCGTGACGAGTTGTAGCCATCGACACCCAGTGCTCGATAGACGCCAGCGATTGACGTTGCCAGGATACCGAAGTCACTGGGGACTATCGGTCGCGGAGAAAGGAGTTGGAGATCGGCTACGAGTCGGGGCAGATACGTGGCTTCTGTTTCTGCATCGACTCCGCCCTCACTGGTCGTTGAAGCCACGCAACTGACAATGAATACGAGGGGATCAATAATGACCATACTTCCGGTAAGTCCATTCGATGCCGAGCCAGGAATTTTTGCCATCATGATGACGTTCGATATCGAGTTCGACCCCGGGGGAACTACCGTGTCGTTCAGCGTGGAGAAAACCACCAACGTTGTCCCGGTTGTTTGAAATCCGAATTGTGTCCCCGCAGGAATGTCGTACCCGGCAGTATCTTGCACCGTAATAGTGGCTTGAACTTCTGAGAGGGACGCAGAGATCGGCGGGAGATTTGCAATCGATGCACCAAAAGATTCAAAGATCATGTCGGGCACGATGGATGCTACGTCACGCGATGTCGCCAGCATTTGTGCCAAAGCAACAATCAGCCAAACCTCCAAATTGTTGTCATTGGGAACCCATCCGGGGATGTTGTTCATTAGGTATTTTTCGGCGGCTGTTGTTAAGACGTCGGGGTCAGTCGTAGTTGGTACGCCGATATATCCGGGCATGCTCACGGCGTACCCCCAGTGATGTTGATGCGTATGTAGGAGATCAACTGATTGATCGTGTTGAGAGTTTGATCGAGGGATACCGCTGCTCGCGGTTCCCAATTATTCAGTTTTGCAATAATGGCCGCAGTGTTCGTTGGCACCTGTGTGTAAATAGTTTCCGGAGTGCCATAATCAGGCAACACCATACGAGACCCCGTTGGGGTCAGTAGAAGAATTTCAACACACTGTTGCACCTCTTGATGAGTGTCCTGCTCTACGACCGAGAAAGAATTCCCGTTCAGTTGGAACGGGAATGCAAAGTGTGGAACCATCACGCTAGTCATGTTGCCGACCAGCCTAATACCCACGGACGCAGTCCACCATTGGGAACTGCCACAAATACGACGAGGAGCAGATCACCGGCAACTGGTCCATTAGTGGGTACCGGTGTGACGTGGGTGTGAGTCCCAAAGGTACTGACTGCCGTCGCGCCCGTGACCCCCGCAGCGGGCCAAGTCCACGGTGCAGGACCCCAGATAGTTTTGTTGTTGTCATACATTGGTCTCGTAAAAAACACACCAGCCGCACTGATGTGATGAAACTGGCATTGCTCGAATCTTCCGCCAATGTTGTTGTCGTCTTCAACAGCGCGACGATTGAATACCACACGAGCCAGTGCATTATTTTCTTGTGGTCTCATCAGTACGCAATCCCCGGCAGAAGGAATGCCTCGTCAAAAAATCCGGTCGGAACCGGACCAGTCACAATGCCTATTGCTGGATCAGCAGCGTTCACCAGTTGCCCATTACCTAGTGACACCGCCGCGTGACCATTACCGGGTGGACTGAGCGTTTGATCTTTAGTGCTCGAAAGAATGAGAACTGCACCGTACGTCTTAATTGCAGTGTCAACGGAAATTGCATATCCCGCTGACTTCGCCCACGCGTACATTGCATCCGAGTTGTGTGGCGAACCGGTGATGCCAATTGATTGCATCGCGGCCAGAACGAGGCCGCTACAGTCAAATTGTTTCGGACCCGTAGCGCCCCAATAGTATGTGCAACCAGATGCGGCAGTTGTGTGGTTAAGACAGAAGTTAACGAATGCTGCAACCTTTGGCGTGGGGTTCTTTCCAGTTTGTGCGCCACCGGGCAATAGCGCCAAGGGGGACGTCACTGCGGACGATCCAGTGAATGGAGTGAGCGTGGGGAACGTGGTTCGATTCGCGTACGCCTGACCTGACCACCCCGACGACTCAAGGGCTGTGCCGTAGGCTGTTGGGGTAGCGCACGAATTGATCGCAGCGAGTAGTGCCGGGTTCGCTTCCAGTTGAGTGATATACGCAAGATACCCCTGCGAGACACTATCGAACACCTGAATGTTGGACCCAAACGCTTGGACCATATGTCCGCCCGTCATGGATGATTGAGTGCCGGGGTGAGTGTTGAGGTTCCACGGGTTGTTATCGCGCAGAAAACCTACTGGTCCCAATGTGCCGGGTAACGGTGTGTTGTTCCCCGCCGACTCTGCACCAATTTGACGTTGAATATTTGCAATATTATCGGCACACGTTGGTGCGGGATACCCCGCTGACTGAAGAGCAAGGAGTAGCCCCTGTGCCCACGCCAGCGACGACATCTGTCCGGAAACTGGTGCTGACCCCGGATTGACCTGAGCCGCTGCACTAGTGGGAGGTTGAGTCTGCACTTCAGTTAAGGTGAGGTTAGGAACGTCGAGCGTGATTGTAGCGAGTGCCGACATTAAGGATCGAGAGATGTTGGTCACCAGCCAGTGTCCGTTGGCCGGTGGGATATTCGGATTGGGCGAGAATCGCAGTGAGAGATCGTTCTGCACACCAGCGATCCCCATTTTGGGGGTAAAGGCTATGAGCGATCCGACAGGGTATGCCCACCTTGATGCATCGCAAGTGATGGTCAATGACCCCAATGGTTTGCGAATATCCCAGTTGAAGTCAATACTCAAGATTCCTTCGTCTGACTCGTCAATAGTAGCGATGGGTGGTTGGGTGTAGAGCCATTGGTCCGACACCATTACTAGAGTGTTCACACCTAGTGGGAATCTGCGCCACCCGATGGTGCCAAGGATCGTTCCTGTTGCGTCCCAGAACGTCTCTAGTTCGGTGTATGTAGTGGCATAGGGGAGAGGGAGTGCCCCACCTGTCGTAGAGTCCACATTTCCAGTGGAAAGGATTACGACAGAGGTGCCAGGTGATGGTCCACCGGGGAGTGCAACGTTGATCCAACTCTCATAAGCAACCAGTTTTTTGCAGAAATCAGTCCGAGACATAGTCTGGGCCATAACTGCGACTGTATCCGTGTGATCCTTTAACCGTGAGCACACTGCATGCTCGAACGTCAACGTGATCTGTGGACCTTGTTTGTCAATGACGGCCATGATGAAACTCACACCATCAATTGTCATGACTGTTCGTTCGAGTCCCAGACTCGAACGTAGCAGTGCACGTTGAGGGTCTTCTACCTGCGCGATGATGGTGGACGTGCCATCGATATCAAAAGAGATCGAAAGGTTAGTAAGAGCGTCACCAATGTTTTCTGCCCAGCCCTTAGCGCCATTGACAAGAAGGTTGTCAACGGACGTTGGTAATAGTCCGGGGTGAGAAACTGGAACCCCAAGAATATTGGGTGGCGGAGTAATGAGAGATTTCATGGGAGAGACATCGTCCCATAACTCTGAGAGATTATTTGCGATATGGCTTGATCCGCAGGCGACCCCGCTACCGTCACAGTTGCCCCCTTGGGCATGCGAAGAACTTGACCTATCTGAATGGATTTAGGATCACGAATAGGTCCTGCAGCGAATGGTGGAAGTGCTGAGTTCAACACTGCAATGGATTTCCACAAATTTGCATTTCCTAATGTGGCCTTCGCAATTGTTTGAAGAGTGTCACCCTTACGAACCGTGTAGGTCCCACCAGACAGCGGCATTGTGTACGTAACTTGCGGTGTCCCATTAGAGACACCGCCTGACGTGACGACTGACGTTGACGTTGACGTTGGAGTGTTTGACGAAGAAGCGGATACCAGTAATTGCGTAGCGGACGAGTTGGTTTTTGTCAGACTCAGTGCCGTGGGACGCCACTCAAAAAATGTAATGTCGACTTGTGCGTAGTACCGTGAACCATCATCGTTTCGATATTCCGTGTTGAACTTTATGTCGTTGATGACGTACTTCAACCAGGTGAGCGGAACGGCGGGTCCTTCGATTTCAACCACCGCTGGTTCTACACGTTGCCCCACTAAATTTCTGGCTAGCCCCCGAAGAACTTCTAATTCAGGTTCAATGCTGGCTGACGAAACACCGTCCCCAAACATGACCGGCACGGTCAGCGTGTATCCGTCGAACCCCATGAACTCCGTCATCGATTGACGACGAGGCAACTTGGTGAACTGCCACCCGCTGGGGGATGTGTACGTGGACACACCCTTAGCGTGCTGACACTTGAGGGTCGGGCCAGGAGGATCAATGGCCCTGATAGTTATCGCCGTCTTAGGTCTCTTAATCGGCAGTGGACTGTGAGTTCCGTATATCAGCATTATCGTCTCGCGTAACTATTTTGCATTTCTGTGTACACCAATTCCGCCAGGACCTTACGGTCCACTACCAATTGAATCACAGTGGGCTGACCTGCACCTCCTCCATCGTTCGAGATGACTTGCGAGGGAACAGCACTGGAGTTCGCAGAACCGGGGGAGACCTTTGAGACGGCTTGTCCGATCATGGGTGCCGTCATTGCAGTTCCGGTTGCGTTGTAGATATTCTGTGGTGGGGTGATCACTTCACCACCATGGACCATCGCGAGCATAGGTGCACCCTGTGGGCCGGGGACTACACCACCCTCAGCGAAACCAAATATCTTGCCAACGAAAGAACCAGCGTGCGAAACCCAACTCATTGCATTGCCTACGAGGTGCATGCCTTCAGCGATCTTGTCAAAAATTGGTTTGAGAAAATTCCATACGGCATTAACAGTATTTTTCATGCCGGTCCAAATTTCTCTCCAGTGCGTCCACAGCACCATGAGATATGTCACGGGGGCCATAAGAGCAAATCCAAATACGCGCAAGGTGTCGTCTATGGCGTGCCACACGGTGTCAAATATGTTTTTGATGCCTGACCAAACTTGTCTCCAGTGGAGACCAAAGAAAACGAGCACCGCCGCCAAAAGAACAAACGGCCACTCCAAAGCCAATAGTTCAATTCCAAACGCCAGCAAGTCATAAGTTGCCACGGTTACTGTGGCAATCCAAGCAATCATTGCCGCAACGAGCACTCCACCAATTACTGCCGCGAGCGCGATAACAATCGGTTTGTTGTTCTGCATCCATTTACCCATAGCGACCAATTTGGGGAGAAGAAATTGACCAATGTCAATTCCCATATTGTGCAAGTCTTTTTTGAATATGGCAATTTGACCATCGAGTGATTGGGTCACCTTGGCTGCGGCCTGCTGAACCCCATTCAGTCTGGTGGCTGCGGTGTACGACTGATTATATGCAGCAACACCGGCAAGCACTGTCTTGCCCATAGCCTGCGCTGCCCCACTACCAAATAAAGAGGTCTCCGCAAGGAGTTGTTGCGACTGGTTCAAGGACGCCAACTTTGGCTGCAGAATCCCAATGGCGTTCGCCATCCCGATAAACTTGCCGTCAGGTCCCATGAACGAATTGATAGTGAGACCAAATCTGTTGAGCATTGATGACACGTCGGGGCTACGGCTGAGGAGAGTGGTCAACGCGCCGGAGACCATGTTGATTCCGCGAGACCCCGACACCCCACCTTTGGTGGCGAGGTCCATCATTAGACCGGATGTGTCAGCCAGTGACGGCATCACTTGACCTAATCGTTGGTGCAAGTGATCCATCGTGGTAGCGAGTGCGTCAGTGGTATTTGCAGTAAGACGACTCGTGTTGTAGAGGATGTTAGAGACGGTGGCTGCTTGACCGACTCCCAGTCCGTACGCCTGCATCACGTTAGTTAATGATTGGGTGTCAGTGCTTAGTTGTTCGCCGGTAGCCGTTGCGAGGTCCATTGCCGCGTTCATGAACATCATCGATGTACGTACGTCGAGTGCGCCCTTGTTTACCGCCGTTAGTTGTGCCGAAATAGGTTGGAATGCGCTCGCCATCTCTTGAGCGTTGTACGTGACTGAACCACTCGTATGCAGAAACGCCTGGGTGATCTTTCCCGCTGCATCTACAGACATATTGGCAGTAGCGGCAATCTGCGTCGTAGTTTTCTCATAGCCCATAGCCATTTTTGTAGTTTCAAATCCAATGATGGCAGCAGCGGCTGCAAACCCAGTTGTGGCTTGTTTCCCTAAATTCAAGAAATTTTTGCCAAGTGATGTGGCTGAAATTCCAAGGGTATTTAGTGACCCATTCAATACCTTTGAATCACGTGCAATTTTCGCCTCAGATACCGCGACTTCTTCCAGTACAATATCGGCCTTTCCCATGGCAATAGTCGCGTCAATTGACGCCATCGATGCAGCAGTCTGTAGTTCGCGCATTGCTGAAGCGGACAACAAGGATGCATCAGTCAATTTACCCATCGACACGGTTGTAGTGTCAATGCCAACACTGGCCGCTGCGAGTTTTGCGTCGGTTTCTTCAGCAGCCGTGCCAACTGTTTTGATTGAATCGGCTACGGCGACGGTTTGAGCGGCTACCTCTTTACCACCCACCAGCGACATTCGGATGCCAATATCGGAAACTCCTGACATTGGTACCCTCCTGTCTAGCCATTAAAGGCTTTGGCCACTCCGTTTTGAACTGCTATCTCGAATCGTTGCATCCTCTTGTCCTCTTCTTCGACCCTAATTTTTTCCAGTCGATTAAGGGCCATCTCCATCACTATTTTTTCAGTGCCTTCGAGAGAGAGCAGACTGAGTGGGTCAATCCCATGTCGAAGTGCGACCGTTGCGGCTGTGATTGCTGACCCAAATTCCGCACGGTCCTCTATTCCCCCTCTAGGGCCTCGTTGACATCATCGGTGGTGTACCCGGACCATTTAGATACGGTGCGAGCGGTGCGCAATAGGTCGGCGTCCGTAACAAACATCCACCGGCACAGTTGACGCATCGTTGAATTCTCCGGCAGTCCGGAAGCAATCACGGCATCCCGGTCGAATCGAGTGAATGCACCATCAAGTCCAAGCCCAATCTCTTCGCCATTTTCCAAAATGGCAATGATCCGAATGCAGCCGTTGATGAGGATGTCGGCGTTGGTGTCGATCTCCGTAGCAGCCTGCTTGGACGGATCGGTCGAATCCTTGATGCGCTTCTCTTGTTCATTCACACCACGGCGCAGGATGGCGTGGGGAACTGGTCGATATTCGATTTCCAGCCGTGGTGATGACCAGCGCGGAACTGGAAGTCGCAGGACTTGTTCGTCAAGAATTTGTTGACGTCGATTGGCAAGAACTCCCAAAACTCCAGTGCTTGGAGTGGGTGGAACTGACGGCCAACCTTCCGCCACGGGTGAAACTATTGTTTCGTCTGACATCATTTCTTCTCTCTATTTTTAGGGTTTATGCAATTCCGATAGGACCGTTAACCACCACTGTGATCGTCCACATCTGGATGTCGGACTTAGACGAGTCGGTGTCACCGGGGGCAACTGACTTCAAAATACCGCTGTAGATCAGTGCGGGTCCGGTGGGGTTCTTATCAATGTCGAGAGGCTGACGGTGAACCCTAACCTTTTCCTTACCCGCTTGTGCGGCCATCAAACCGGTGACGAATGGCCAGTCGTTAGTGATGTCCACGGCTTTCTCAACGGTGACCGTGCTGATGGATGCAATGCCACCCACGGCCTCCTGATCCTTCATGCCACCGGCATGGTAGATGTCGGCCACCGAGTCAACGTCACCACCCTTGAAGTTGTCCCAGACACCGTCCGGAGCAGGCGCGAGCACGCCACCAATCTCGACTGTGATTAGCCATGTATCACTGCGCATTAAAGCCATGGTGACCTACCCCTTTAGACAGTCTGAGTGACGTTGTACGATGCGACTTCGAAGAATACAGTTTCGGCATCGGGTGCCGGAACTACGCCAACTGCGACGATAAGATTCCTGCCCGCGACGGACGCTGGAGTGTTGACATCAGCCCCCGCATCAACTGAGTACGCCTGAGCGGACGTGGCACCGTACAACGCACCTATCTGGTAGTAATCCAGCAACATGCCCGACACCATGTTGGCGTAAATCTGCGCACGATGACCGTTGCCGTCGATCTGAGCGAACAGTTGCTGTTGGCCGATTAGGTACCCGTTATACTTGATAGCCATCAACAAACGAACCGCGTTTGCCATAATCAGTACGGGGTTGTTTGCAGGATTCAATAATGTACGGAACCCGAATAGACGCTCAGTGTTGAACATGTAACGGAAGGGGTTAATGCCCGCCGCGACCAGTGCAGTTGTTTGCGCGTCGGTCCAGTCAACCTGCGTCTTGCCCAGTGCGTAACTTGCAATGCCATTGGGACCAGCCGCCGCAAGGTTGGGGTTGCTGGGATTCTGCGACCGGTCACTGGTCGCAATAAGAGCGGCTACGATTGCGGACGGTGGAACAGTTCGAGTAGTCCCCGGCACGATACCAGGGATGATTTGCCAGTCCGCAATGAACATCCCCGCGCCCAACGCACCACTAGATACGTTCGTATCCGCTTGCGCAGCCGCCGCCGCCGTTGTCAAAGTTGACTGCGATGCCGTATCCACTGCGTCGAGAAGTGCAAATCGGTTGTTGGTGAATGCGTGGTTGAGCAGCCCTGCGTACACCGCTTCCGTGGTGTGGCCGGGGATCGCAACCTGACCCGGCCCAAGACCCCAAGGAATGAGTGCAAGCGCGGCCACGCGCAACGAATCGGTAACTGCCGAGTGGTTGTCCGCTCCACCCGTTAACGCTTGGGCCGCATGGTTGGCCGGTGCATTCGTGCCCGCCGCCACAACACGAATCAGTGTCGTGTTCAGTGACCAGTTGACCGCATCAGTCTCCGTAAAGAGGTCGGGCGACTGCAGTGTCGACCCATCAGGCAGTCCAGTGATCACGATGTTGTACGAACTGGCTGCAACACCCGACACGATGGCCGCAGATAAACCACTGGCTGCAGCCCCAATCGAGTTGATCGTGATCGCCGGAGAAGCGCCAGAGTCATTGAACGTGACCGAGTCGAGTGTTGCGGACGCTCCTACCACGCGCATGACATAAATCTGTCCGCCGTTGGCTTCATTGAAAAAAGCGTCGCACCAGTCGTAGGCGTAACTCCACGATACGCGAGGCCCAAAGTTCATGATGAACTGATTCATCGAAGTGATCAGTACCGGCTTGTCGGTACGTCCCTGTGCCGTCACGTCGACAATGAATGCGGTGTCCGTGCTGGCCGGTGGTTGCTGGGAAGTAACTGAACCAATGGTGAGAAGATTTACACCCGGAGTGTTAGTTGGCATTTCCTGCTCCTGTTAGTGGGACAGTCGGGGTCGTCGTAGTCGTTGTTGAGGTGACTGGAGTCGGCTGTTCGACTTCACCACTTTTGGTGCGAGGAGAACTAGTCGGTGTCTTGGTGAGCACTGTAAGGTGACCGTCTAGGATCGCTTGCGCATTGACAGAATCATCGAGATCGATGTCCTCCGCCCACTCGCGAGGTCCGATGGTGATCCCATCGGGGTGAAGACTGATGGGGTGAGACGAAGTGCAGAGAACGATTCCGCGTGCCATCTATGACTCCTGACCTGGTTGCGATGCTGTGACCGTCATTGACGGGTACTCTACCACAGGCCAACCAGTTGGCGGGTTGCCATTCGAAAGAGGCGTCAGTGGGCCACCTAATGCACTGGCGAAGTTATCGATAGTGAACGTGAACTCCAGTTCACCAATGGCCAGCGTTCGTTGATCTGCCGGTCGAATAAAGTTTCCGGTGTACTGTTCTTTGTTCCACGTCACTCCCGATGCGATACCGCCGAGTGAACTTTTTTGCAAAAGAATCTGCCGTACTGCCGCACCATAGAGGCTCGCTAATTTTCGAGTCGTCTCCGTACCCTGACTGGAAACGGCTACCCCAATGGCTACATCAAGGTCAGCCGTGTATCGACCGTTACCCTGCTTGCGAGGCTTAGACGGAACCCCCGGCACGACGATGATGCACGTAGGCAACTGCTCCTCAACAAATTCTGAGATATCGAGTGACGACGGGAATGAATTAAAGTCTGGCAATGCCTCCCACTCAATCGAAGGATTTTGTTGGTCGTGCCGTGCCATCTCCGCGAGGTAGGTGGCACTCCATGTTTGGATCGTTGTGCGCACGGCGACTAACACATCATTCGTAGTGACGTATGACCCAAAAGAAATGGCCGGGTCCTGAACAATTGTCACAACACCACCTCACCCTTTTTATCGATGCCACCAATTACCCATGCCTGCAAAACCTTCACCATAGCGTTCTTTGTCTTTTCGTTAAGTTCTACGGGCTTACGCATTGGCATATTGGTAGTACCTGTTTGGTGGTATTTTCCGTACGGAATGTCGGACGAGATTTCCACAAAATCTGGACCAATTTTTTCGTGCGAGAACTCAGCACCCGGAGTGGTCAGTGAGTTCATCATGGCACCGGTTCGCTGCAGCGTCAGGTTGCTGTGTCCATTGCGTATCTTCTCATCGATGGTGGCTTGCTTATCGGGGACCCAACCGTGTGAGGCCCACGCGCCTTCTGATTCAAATTGACTTTTCTCTGATGCGTAAAACATCACGGCTATTTCTTTGAATGCCGGAGCCGCGTCAACGGCCCGTTCAGCCACGCGTAGGAGGCTACGTGAAATAGCCTTTTCGCCAAAAACAGTGAGGTTAATTTCTAATGGCATCAGAACCTGGGGTAGACCCAGTCCATGATGACTGGAGGTCCGTTGAATGCGCCAAAGGGTGCCATCGATTCGTCAGTCGGACGTTCTCCACCGAGACTGACGATGGCGTTCTGCAAACGCTTGAGTTTATCGTCATACTGTTTCTGCAATTGAGGGTACGGGGACCGACCAGAGTTGATTTGTTCTGGGTAGTATCCGAGTTCGACGTTGAGTGCAGCCCCAATTGCCGTGAGATTCGCTGCTTGCAAATAGAGACTTGGTGGAACACTGGCTTCGGGACCGATGGCGTCCTGCACATCGGAAGCCGCTTGGTTGATAAGTCCCATCACGGCGGAGTCCGTGGGGTTCGTGTACGAATTGAACGTACCTACTAACTGACCATTTCTAGTATTGGTTCGAGCACGCAGAATTGCACCCACGTCATCGACACCGGGGGACCATGGATAGACCGACCCTCGAATTTCGCTGACGTTCTGTTGAATGGTCTTCGTCATCTCCGCTTGACCGACTCCCGTGGATTTCCACGTGATTTCGATATCGCTAATGAACCCAGTGGTGTCAATCTGGAACGAGTACTGGATCAGTGTTTCGAGGGGTGTCGTTACGGTTGTTCGATAGATATACCCAAGTCCCGGCGTGGACGCACCCGTGTACGTGAATGGCCCGTACGACGCACCATTGGCGACATACGAGAAGGTGACAACGGTAGGGTCGACTGTTGCGCCCGCCGCAGTGAAACTGACTGTGCTAGTTTCCGGCGTCCCCGCTGTGTATCCCATGATTTTTTACTGTACCACGATGACTGTTGAGTGGCGGTGGACTTCGCTCGCTTGCGTGACTGGAGTGTCTACGCTCACGATTTTGGTCGACGGATACTCCACAATAATGGCGGTCGATCCGGAACTCTGAGCACCGGTCACGCTCACATTGAATACGGCGCGAGGAGATGATGAGCCGAGAACAGTTACTGACCCGTTCACGATCACGGACACGACAGAATTTGCAATGACCGATGACAACACCGTAACCACTCCGCCCGCGCTAACGGTCGTTGTCACCACGGGGGAGGCAATCCCAAAGAGTGTGAGAGTCCCCGACGTTGAGATCGATGCAATTACTGCAGATATCGCAATAGCGAACCTCGTGTTCACGGCAGTGACGGAGACCGACGCTTGAGTGGTAGTTGACACCGCTCCCACAGATGTGATGATTCCGTTAACGGTTACCGACGCAGCGGGTGATACGAGTGCTGCACCCAAGCGGATATCGACACCCGTGACTGAGACATTCGCCGTCGATGTCACTGACACCAATCCGATTGCGGACGCAACGGCGGTCGTTGCCACGGTCACGAGTCCGGTGGGTGAAGAGACACTGAGAAAAGACGCGGTCCCCGTAGTTGATACGGATGAGATTAAAGAAGGACTGACAACGCCAAATTTTGTTAGCACCCCAGGGACGTTGATAGTCACTGCTCCACTGGAGGAGACAACACCAAAGATTGTCAGCGTCCCACTGACGGACACTCCAGTGGTCGCGGTCACCGACGCTGATCTGAAAAGGGTGAGAACTCCGTTGACCGTCACGGACGTGAGGGATGCTGGAGATGCAACGCCGAATCGAGTAACCACGCCGTTTGTTGATACTGAGGAAACAGCAGTGACACTCGAACTGCCAAGGACCGACACCACCCCCGCGATGACGACGGAACTTGTGCCGGTGGGGGACACGGTGCCAAGTACCGTTCCCTGTGGCGATGCCGATATGGACACTTGAGCAGTGGGTGCACTGACACCAAAGATCGTGAGGATACCGTTTGTGGTGACAGACGCTGCAGCGGATACGGCTACGGACTTGAGAAGAGTAAGTGTCCCCGAAACGCTCACGGATGCCGTTGACGCTGGTGCTGCAGAACCGTTAGCCGACGCGAGTCCATTAGTGCTGATGGATGACACTGCCGTGCTCGATGCTGAACCTACCGAGACCACCGTGCCCGTCGATGAGATGGATGATATTGCAGTTACGGATGCTGATCCGTTCGCAATAACCACTCCGCCCGCCGTCACGCTAGTCAGTGATGACGGTGCCACGACAGCGAATCGAGTGACGATCCCCGCCGCGCTCACCGCAGCATTTGCAGAGGGGGACGAAATTGCAAATATGGTGACCACACCCGGTACGCTGACTGACGTCACCGCTGCGGGACTCGCCACACCTAACAACGTCAAGATTGCCGTGACGTTCACGTTGACGGTTGCTGCCGGGGACACTACACCCAGTCGGGTCACGATCCCGTTCGTCGTAATGTTCGTCGTGCTAGTAGGCGCAGCGGTCCCAAGGACCGACACGACGCCTGATACCGACGACGAGGCAATCGCCGCTGGAGACACCGCCCCGAATCGTGTAACGATCCCATCGGTAGAGATCGACGTCAATGCTGCCGGTGAAACAGTGCCGAGAACGCTAACAACACCTGACGTCAATACCGACGCCAGTGCCGTTGGTGCACCCGAACCGAGAATCGCGGCTGCCCCGGTTGCAGAAATTGATGCGACTGATGATGGTGCAGCAACCCCAAAGATAGTGGCAACCCCCGCAACACTTATGGAGGCTACCGATGTCGGAGAAGCGACACCCAATTGAGTGACAATCCCCGTGACCGAAATGGACGACACTGCTGTCGGTGACGAGACTCCTAATTTCGTCACGATGCCAGCCGTAGAGATAGAAGCCACCGCCGCTGGTGCACCCGCGCCCACGACCGTCACAACTCCGGAGACGACTACGGATGCCGCTGGTGTCGGTGACGCCACTCCCAACTGAGTATCAATCCCTGTTGTCGTGACCGATGATTGTGCCGTAGGAGATACGATGCCAAAAGATGTGACGACTGCGCCGACACCTACGGATGCAACTGCCGCAGGGGATGCAATACCGGTTGAGTTAATATTGAGGGGTGCACCCCACTGAGTAGTGCCCCATTCTTGTGATCCCCAACCGACGAGAGATGAGACCGGTGGCACAGCCTGGACAATGATGCCAGTCGATGTTGATGTTCCGGCCACTGATTGCACACCGGTTGGTTGATACGACGTGCTGGCAGAAAGCGTTCCATCGAACACGGCCATGTTGCCGTTAGCGTTTACCGTGGAGTACGTGAACCCCGTGGTGGAACCCGCAGAAGCCGTGTTTGCAACTACCGTCATGCCCCAGTACGACTGATCGTTCCCCGTGGTGGATGTGAGATTAGGGAAGGTCACCGTTGACGAAGATGCATTTGTGATCATGCCACCAGTGACAATTGACCACGACGCCGGAGTACCGCCGCTCCACACCAACTCCGTTGACCAAATCTCGTTGCTGACACCCGTGGTCCCGCTGTATGTGACCGTGATCGTTTGACTACCGATTGCCGTTACGGGACCCGACCACGTCGTCAGGTAGTGCGCATTGCCAACGCCAGTGGACAGAACGTTTTGCGTCCAGAGTGTTACTCCACCGCCCGACACTCCGGTGACGGTGAATGACGCGGAAGATATTTTGATTGATACGACACGCAGGTCACCAATGGTGATATTGGTGACGGCGAGGGTGGCTAGGTTCGTGCCAAAATTATTTGCAAAGGCTCCAGCGGCCTGTTGGACTGGCATAACTTACGCCAGTCGTTCTGCAGAGCACCACGCATTCATAACCGCTGACGCACCCGGCGTAATATCAACATGCAAATACGGCTGTGCAGCGGTTGAGTTGAACGTCGCCGTGGTACCCGGAACACCGGGAAGTGAACCGAGTCCCGTCACCGAGGTGAGTTGGTTTTGATAGAAGGCTAGACAGTTCGCGGTCGCCGTTGCACCAGTGGTTAGTACATTCACAACGATTACGAGCGTGGCTTGGTCCGCTGCCGCCGTGTTCGTCCCACTCGTAAATGTGGCAATCGTGGCGTCCGCCGTTGTCCCAGCGGTACCGAACTTCACGTCGGCTTTCCACGTCGCTACTCCCGCAGCAGTCTTCGCGATACCGATCTCGAAACGAAATCGAGTGAGGGTGGAAATTTCACCAGTCGCCAATCGGAACAATGATCCCGATACAATATTTGCAGAACTCGCCGTCATGGTGGCTGCTTGCTGGGTCGCGGTGGCCGGGGTTCCGATCCCCACCTCAGTGATCGCTGCCCACGTGCCCGGTGATCCGGCAGTAGTGCACACCCAGAAGTTGCCCGACGTATCCACCACCCAGTCGCCTAAGGCGTAGGTTCCCGTCGTTGGAGGCCCACCGGTCGTACCACCCACGTAGCGGGTCACCGTGGTGGCACCAGTTAAACCCGTGGGTTCGAAGAGGGTCGCGAGCATTGGGCCACCCTCAACGAACGGTGTGTTGTAGATCGCCCCCGTGCCCGTGCCAAAGTTGTAATCGGTCACCCACATCTGATTGTCGGGACCTACGCAAATCCCCACGCCGTCAAAGATGGAAGCGTTTTGGTACAACGTCTGCGCGTATGTTTGAACGTCGATGGCGATCATTCCAGCACCACCGGACGCAAAGTACATAGCGACCCACATGCGACCATCCGGTCCCGGCGTTGCCCGGTTGGGAGTGGAACTCGCAGTCAGGGTGATGGTTTTGATGATCACACCGGTTAGCGGATCGATGACGTACATGGTGTTGACGTTGTTGCCATTGGCCCATAGGTAGCCGTCAGGTCCCGTAGTGATATTGACCAGGGTGGTGCTCGACAAACCGAAGTACGTAACGTTGCCCGTGATTGGGTTGTACCGATAGAGACCACCTGGTGCACCGCTGGCAACCGCCCAAATATTGTTGTCGGACCCCACGCACAACTGACTCAGAACCGCGCCAGTAAATCCCGTGTTGATCTGTGTCGCCGCGCCCGTCGAGAGCGTGATTTTCCAGAGTCCGTTGCCTGATGTGCTGTCACAGGCGTACGCGAATCCATCGGGACCCATGCAAATGTCGTGACACACCGCACCCGCAATGGTGTACTGGGTGGGCACTCCGGCGTAAGTGACTTTCCACACACCCGCGCCCGTAGTGCCATCCGACGCCCACATGTTGCCGTCAGAACCCGCAATGAGGTTCGTGATCTGAGCACTGGTCATGGCGTAGTTCGTTACCACCCCAGCGGGTGTGACCTTGCCAACGCCAAGTCCACTGTGCGCGTCACCAAACCACAAGTTCCCGTCGCGCATGACTGAGATACAACTGGGTGCAGAACTCGCTTGGGTCGTGACCTTGGTCCACGTCGTGCCAGGGAGGGACAAACTGTTGGACGGCGGCATGACCTGCAGCAAACCAGACGGTTGAGCAATCGGTTGACGAGTCGTCTTGAAAATCTCTTCGAGAATGAGAGATCGAATACTGCCCACCGTGGGCATGACCTTGATTGTCGACCCTGAACCAAACGTATAGGCAGTCTGCACTCCGTTATATGGCTCTACTGCACGGGCACCAAACGTCACGGTTGATCCCGACAGACTTGCCACCAGTGCGATCTCGTAGTTCGTTCCGTCAGACAACAGCACTCGATACTGACTGTTCGGAAATCCCGTGTTCGAGGTCAGTACGCAGGTTGACTGTGTGGTCGACGTGATATAGGGGGAAGCAATGGTTGTCCCGACACCATTAACTGGTGCTTCAATAGCCATGGCTATACCTCAATCACACCGGGACGAATGCGGCGAATTGCTCCAGTTGAAACTTGATTGGGTTGGCGGCAGTGACGTTCGAGTCATTCGGCGTCGTGCCACTCTCAGTCTGCGATTGGAACGAGTAGAACATCGGGTGCACATCCGAGTGCGGATCGTTGGGGTCGGCACTCACGAGGGGTAATGTCGCAACGCGCGTGGTGACACCCTTAACGGTGAGATCGGTGGTGATGCCGTTGAGCGTCCAGGTGTGCACCCACAGGCCCCAGTCCGTGAGGTCTAGCCCGGACTTCTGCGCCTGAATCTGTTGGTTCGCCGCGCCCGCGTGGACCGACTCCGTATTAGATGTGGCTGTCGTGGTCTCTTCAATGTCGTCTTCCGGTGGCCACGTATCGCCCATCAGCAACTGAATCATGAACCACAGCGGGTACGTGTCCTTGCGTACGACTGACCAAAACTGCGTGCCGATGGGGTAACGCGTCTGCGTCTGGATGCCACCACCGGCCCAGTTGTTTGCACCGGGGTCATTAGCGTTGGGGTCCTGATACACCTCAATCGTCAGAACCCCGTTGATCACCTTGCAGTGTGTCGCCATGAATCGTCCGCCACCGGGGTTCGAACCGCCGTCGTACGGTGTGGTCCAGAAGGAAGTATCGAGTCCGCCCTTGAAGTCGGTGCCGTGCTTGGTGAATCCGGCGAGCGATGCGGGAATGATTAGCCCGCTCGCGTACGTCGATGGCGGAGACGTGACCGGTGGGGTAGTAACGGGCGGAGTCGTCACGGGAGGTGTTGCCACAGGAGGTGTGCCGGTCATTACGACCGTAGCGTGCAGCAGAGTGCCACCAGGTTCCGTTGCAGTCAACACGTAGGTATCACCGGGTATCAGATTGTTGAACGTGAAACTACCGACCGTTGGTTGTCCCGTCAGTACACCAGTGTCCCACGCACCGCCGCCCGACGAATCCACACCGTCGCGTCCGATCTTGGTCGGGGAGAACCCGGACCAGTTGACGAGGACTTGGTTGGTACCCACCTGGGTCGCCGTAAATGTGGTGCTAGGTGGTACTGGAGGTGTCACCACGGGGTTGATGTTCGTGGCCCAATCAGCCGGTGCATACTCAGTCGGAATTGTGAGCGAGTACACGGTGTGTCCGTTGGTGCGTGCCACTGCTGCTTGTGCGGCAGTGACGGGAACGAGTGGAGTATTCGCCATGGTTATGCCAGCGAGTTAGTGAGACTCGCACTCGCAACGGTGAATGTGTTACCTGACGCAACCACGATTGATCCTGACGACCATGGTGCCCAGAACAGTCGCAGAGGAGTGGCTGACGTGTCCCACTCCTCCATGCCGGTCAATGTGGTCGACGGCATGTTGGTCCACGACACGGCGGCGTTCGTGGCGACTGATCCCGCCGACGCAGCGGCAAAACTCAATGATGCGCCACCGGCTGTGTAGCCACCGGAGGTGGTCAATTCGGTTCCGGTCGCGGCGTCAGTGCCGTTGACCGTGAAGAGACGCATGTGAATTGGTCCCGTGATGGTCTTGGTACCCACCGTCGCGGTTGACGAGTTGATAGCGAGTGCGGCAAGGATCGCCGTCGCCATTGTCTGATCGATTCCACCAGCCATGACTAAACCGTCCCTTCAATGATGCGAGCGCGAAGTGCGTCACCCTTAATGCCCTGAGCACAGAGTGCAGCGATCCGCGCGTGGTAATCGCCATTGGCCGCAGCGTGCCACGGTGTCGGGCAATCGAAGTGGTAGTGAATCACTCCGTCACGGTCATGGTCATGGTCGTGGAACATTTGACCATCGGTGGCCGGGTTGTTGTACCCGACGAGAACCATGTGCTTTGGCTCGTTGTCCGTCACACCACAGATTCCGCACCGGGATTCCGGTTCAGCGTCAGCCACGACTGGTGTGCTCGTAACTTCCGCGCCTGGTTCGATCACACTCATGGATGCTCCTTAGTTGGTGAAGCCACTGGCGGCGCGAACAGCCTTCACGACTTCCGCGCGGGGTGATCCTTCGGTGTGCACGGTCTCTGCTTCGAGAATCGCTGCGGCCTGCTCCGGGTGCGCACCAACGTAGTTGGCGACATCCTGACCGGTCCCCTGGACAAGAACGGCGTGGTCGACCGGTGGCAAACCATCCGGGTTCCCATTCGCGTCCTTGAGTCCCGTGTTGGGTTCGCCACCTTGCACACCCGCACCACCTGCAGGAGGCTCAGTGCTCGCGCCAGCCGGGTTCAGTGACGTCACAATGATGTCGCTGTCGTCCGAGTCGCCGGATGTGTCAGTGGTGTCGTGGCCACTTACCGCACCACTACCCAGCATGATCTCGTCCGTCTTGAGTCCACCCCGTTGGATGGCCAGACGAATGTCATTGAGGTGCTGGTCCTCGTACGCACGAGCGGCCTTGACACTCGTCAAAGCACCCTCCACGCGAGGGGCCAACTCCGGACGTGTGGCAATCAGTGCTCGAACTTCCGACGCGTTGGCATTGGAAATCCAGCCAAGAATCTCTTCGTCGCTAGGAGAAGTCGGAAGGTCCTGCAAAATGCCAGGGTGCTCCACCTCTTCGTCGGGACCGATGATTGCGAAGTGATTCTTCAACCGCTCCGCCTCATTGTCCGGAATTTCCACCACCTGATTACGGAAACCCTGTCCGGGTGTTCCATCCTCGTGTGTCCATGCGGCAATTGCGTGTCGAATCTTGTAAAGCGCCATGTCTCTTCGTCCTTTTCTCCGGGCTACAGCCCAGTGATCTCCATAACAGCCCACGGATTCGTGACGAACATCACGGGACGAACCGATGACTGAGTCCACGCACGCTGGTGGTCGGGGTCATCCCACGTCTGAGTCATTAACGGCTGCTCCAAGCGCATCTCGCCAAGTTGACCAGACGCAACGGCGTACGCCGTTCCGAGAGGGACACGGTTCGACGCGTAGAGGTCGTCGTAACCGGCGTCCTCCAGCATCTGGGTGAGACCATCGCGATAAAACAGGCGCAACGAGTTCAACTGAACGGGGTTGATCAGCATGGTGTCATACTGAATGCCCAACTCAGCCTGGTCCGCCAACATCTGTGGTCGCGAGAAGTCCGCGCCAGGGGTGAGGGGCGGAGCCGTGGGGTTCGCGCCCGCAGGAATGGCAGTCTCCCAGTTGTTACCAACGTAGGTGGACATTCCGTTGTTCGCGGCGACGGCGGCATTGACTGCGGCGATGGCGCGAGTGTTCAACTTGCGAACAATCGTGTTGCCCAGTCGGACGAGTTCGTTGCGGAACGCAACGGCCTCGTTGCGGTCGCGGGCTTCGTACGAGACCCAGAACTTTCCACCGTACTTCTCGACGGATGCAACCTTCGGCACGCGGCGAATCGAGGTGACGACCGGGAATTCCTGTCCGGGCGAGACCGGCTCGACATCACGCAACAGATAGATGTCGTTGGCCACGACCACGTCGTAGACAACCGCACCACCAGTAACGCCACCGTTCGAGGTGAAGAGTCGATCCAGTACGAACCGTGACAAGGTCAGGTCCATCAGGAACGAAGTCACTCGCGTGGGCTGTTGGAGCATGATGTCCACCGTGATGTCCGTACCCGACATGATTGGCGAGGCCAGCGGGTGCTCGATTGGGTTGACGAGGTCCGATGCACCCATGATGCGAGGGACTTCAAGTCCCATCGACTCATAGCGTCGGTTCCAAGTTCCAGAACGTGAACCCCTCACGAGGGTTGGAATCTCCAGTTCAGATTCGACCGTGATTCGTGGCGTGGTGTGCTTTCCCATGTTCCCTCGTTAGTTGTAGATAGCGATCATTGCGTCACTGCCAGGGGTCGCCGCGTTAAGGCACATACCCGCAACGCGGTGCCCAATGGTGGTGTCCCAAGCAATTGCATTTCCTGAAGCGTCTGACATCACTTCCTGCCCTGCGGTGAGTGCACCAGCACCACACGTGACTGGGAGAATTCCGTGGCGAACAATACCGAACCACTGACCAGTCGCCACGTTGTACTCCGCAACCCCGAAAGGCTTAGCATTCGCGGGGCACGTAGCGGCCTGGAGGGTGAGGTCGGAAGCGAGGTTCCCAGAGATGGCAACGAACGTCTTGCCCACGACCGGTGCTGTCGCGGTAGCAGATACGCGATCACCCGGTTCGAAATAAGGAATCATGCTATTCAATGGCATCAGTCACTCCCAACTGTGATACGGCTTGCGAAGCGACGTTGTGCCGCTCTGATCGTGGGCTTCCAGTCATCAGGGTATGCACTGTCGACAGCGACGGTCTCCGTGCTGCCTTCGTGTCCCCGCTCCTTGATCGGTACGAGACCGGATTCGAGGGAAGCGAGCAACGTCTTCGTGCCTTCGGGGTCAGCCTTGAACAAAGCCTCGTAGTGGTCGCGGCGAGCGGGCGGAATCTTGCCAGCCTTGATTGCACCATCGAGAACGCTGGCACGGAGTTGATTGTCACGCTCCACGACCAGTTCTCGCGATGCGGCGACACCCTGACGAAGATCATCAAGGATCGACTGATCGATCAGTGCCATTCCTTCCGGAATGGCGGGGGATACAACAACCGGCTCGACTACCGGTGCGGGAGTTTCGACTGGAACAGTCGACTCAACTGCAGGAGCGACTACCGGAGTAGTCAACTTTGCAGATAAGGCCGCGTTGATCTCATCCTCAGTTGCTTCAGGCGTAAGCCCCAGCGTCTGAAGAACTTCGGCAGATAGTTGCATATCTGTTCCCTTCTGATTCGTTGGTGGGAGTGTAGCACTAATCGCATCCCTAACGCGGGGTCGACCGGCCATTACTGGATTACCAAATCTTTTCGCAACACTTTGGCCAGCCGCAATGATGTCCACATATTGAATGCGAACCTCTTGCGACTCTCCAAACGTCACAGCATCGATTCCGTCTTTTGTCGATTTGAGGCTGTAAGGAATTCGGAAAAGATGTCCCGCGTCATCGTCAACAATGAGTTCCATAGGGTCAACGCGAACTTCGCGAATCCACCACCAATAAAATTCTGGATCGGCAGACGGACCACTATAGAAAGCGTTAACCACATCATCAATTGACGCGTCAGCCATGATCGTGGGGTTGACGTTCGAGCGAGCCGCTGCGATGTAGTGAGCATCCTCTAGTCGCACAAGAACTTCAGGACCACCGGCATGCTTCGAAAGGATGTGGTCATTCTCTTCGACCGGAATCAAAATAGGTGCGTCGGTACCGTAGAGCATTTTCACATCCTCAAGACACGAGATAGCGGGGTACGCTTCGCCCAATAATGCAACGGCCTCCAAAACAAACGGCCACTCGTTACCGGAACGTAGCGTCATAGCGAAATGACCTTCAATGGACCGACGCGGGAATGCACTGGCCATGCATTCTGCGAGCCAGCGCGGAACACCCGTGAGGTCCCCCAACAATGTCTGCTTATTCTCGGATAGGTGCAAATTTTCAATGCGACCCAACGAGGGAGTGCCGTCAAAGCGAGGATCAGTATGTCCAAGTTTGACGATGGGAGTACGGACGAACGGATCGGCTTGTGATGCAATTGCTGATTGCAAATCTTCCAGCGTAATGGTGAAGACACCAGTGGAACAAAACCAGTCTTCGCCCACCTCCATCAGTTCAATGTTGGGGACGGTGACGAGAGCGGAAGGTGTGTCGGTTGCCACGGATGCGGCGATGCGAGCACTGGGTCTCTTCATGATGACGGACTATAACACACGGTCAGAATATTTATTGATTCCAATTTGATGCCGCTTGGAATTCAGGTGCGGTAGCGCCAACAAATTTTCCAGCGGCAGTGTGCCGACCGGTATACACGGGAACTGGTCGCGGGGGAATGAAAGGCTTGATCGGTGGTGGCGCGACGTCCGCCATCCACGCGTGCTTCGTTACTCCGTTCGCCGCCATCAATCCCACGTAGAACATTGGGTCGTAGTCTGCGTTGAGCCACAACTGATCGGGGGTCAGTGCCCCTTCGACGGGAACGCAACCATCCTCAATGTATGTGTTCCAATTCGAATTAACCTCGCTGCCGAAATCCGGCACGAGTCTCTTCGCGTCGTTGATGGCAATGGCGTCGGTAGCGTCCGGATCGAAGTTCTCGTAACCGGCCATGCGTTACAGGTTCTGGCCAGAACCCTGGTCCGTCTGGTCGCCCTGGTATTCGAGTTCATCGAGACCATCGACTGAATAGGTGGGGGTACCCGCCGACAGCAACTTGACGACCGCCATGTCCTCGTAGTCAAAAGGAACCAACACGGTGGAACCGGCGACAGCAGGCAGAACCGGCGAGGTGGTGGCAGTCGGCGTCGACCCGTCGACCGTGTAGTTGATCGCGGACGCACCACTCACGTTGGTGATGCGTACGGCAACGTGCACCTTCGTAAAGGTCACCGTCGCGACAGTGGCGGCGACGAGCGTCCCGTCAAACGTTTCCACAGTGGGCGCGGGGTTAACACTCGCGTATGAACTTGGAGTGTCACTGGGAACTCCGGGGAATGTTCCAGCAGAACCACCCTGCGGAAGGTCTTGACTTGACATGGAATTCTCCTTGTTCGGATTCTTGTTGGCACTGTATCACATCAAATATGAATCAGTTCGTTTCGTCGTCGTCGTCGCCCAGAGCATTATCGATATCGGTGTGCGCTTCATCATAGACGGCAACGATTGTCCCACGACAGCGGGGACCTCCAAGACATTCTGAATATCCACCCTGAGGGTAATCTGCTTCAGCGTCCGCGAGAGTCGCGTAATCGTGCCCGTCAATTTTTTCGCACTCCTCACACGTATTTTTGTCGAGAAGTTCTGAACTGTAGTAGGTGCCAGCCGACTGACTGAAGACAGCCATGCGTCCCTGATTCTGCGCTTGGGTGAGTGCCCCACCCAACATATCCTCCGCGTACGAGGGAGACAGTGACGAGAGGTGATCGCCAACGAGATTCGCCACGTCCTCACCACTGAGTGCGTCGACACCGTAGCGCGTCAGTGCTTGGGTGGCCGCACTATTGGAAATACTGCGAGCCATTATCTTGCCCATTGCCGCCGACTGTCTCTGCAGAGTTCTAGTGACGTCAGAAGTATCAATGGTGGAAAGTTTCAGTCCCTGTCTTTCGGCCTCTAGTTTTGCGTCAACAACAGAACTCTCCATCATTGCGGTCATATGCTTCAGAATCAAATCTTCTCCAGTGACCGTCGTCATGATCGCAGCGACCTGATCCGCCGATTGATTACTCACTGCATTTTGAATTTGACCTTGCAGATCAAGAATCTGTTGTTCCTTGATGTCACCCCAGCCATTGAGTAATTTCTGAATTTCGTCTTCCCAGTGTTTTTGCAACGCTTGGAAATCAGTCTTGGCGGAAAGTTCAATCTTGGTAGGGTGACGGTGACCAACGGGCGGTGGACTACTCGTAGAAAATTGTGGGGGCGGAACTCTGCCAGCCTTAACCTTATCGTCGGGTCGTATGATTTTATCGATCACCCCGATGACTTCAAAATAATCCGATCTCGATAACAATCCTTTGGCAAAAAGTGTTTGCACTTCCGACCACGATCCCGGTGGCCCAAATGTGTCATCGGGTTCTATTGCAGCGGTAGCCTCCGCTGTTCTTGGTGCACTCGGAACTGGTATCCACGAACGCGCAGCCCACCGCTCACCAAGTTGCTGTACGGTGATCTTTCCCTCGTTGAGTTCTGCAACGTCGTCGGCTACTTGGGTCATGCGCTTCGATTCGCTGGATTCAATTTCTGGGCTAGTTTTTCTGCGTACGCTGCCCGTTCCTCGTCAGTCATCTCATTGATCTTCTTGGGCGGCTTCGAAAGAAAAACCAAGGGTTGCTTGTTCGCGTCGTCGTTATCACTCATCTTTTTTCACTCCAGTTCCACCTGTGTTTATAGAAGCGAACGTTGATAGGTCCGTAATGGCTATCTGGTCTCGCTCCGCACCAAGTGCTTTTGCAAATTCTAGCGCATTTTCTCCGGGTGGAATCACCTGAGTTACATCCAAATATGCAAGTCCAGTGTCATTGCCCTTGTCATCAACGGCGTGCCACCCACCCAGGTACATTCCGTCTTCTGCCAATTTATCTGCATTTGCAGACATGAACGCATCAATTTGACGACCCATGGGTGACGTGCCGTCTGGACCGATCTCGAATTGATCCGGAGTTGCCGGAATCGCGCCAGACGAATGCGGGTCCCCCACGGCTACCGCGTAGGGTCCCTTCCCACTACCGTCACCGGTTCCCGGTGGTAAGTCGCCCGTAAACGGATCAAGGGTGAATCCTCCATCGGGATCACGAAGATCGTTGCTATGTATTGACGCCAGCGCCCCCGCCGTCGTAGTAACCGGTGCATTGGGTTTCGTGTCCGACACAATTGATCGGTCGTTGTTAACCAGAATTGCACGATCTACTTTTGGAGAGTTCTCGTCAAATGTCACACGTGGCGGAGTACGTCCATCATCGGTCAGCGGCATATTTGCAATAATATTGAGGGGGACAAATCGACCACCGCGCTGATATCGACCAGTGGCGTTCTTAATACTCTCTTCCTTAGTGGCGTCGATAAGGATCATTGTTGTGTCGTAGTGCTCGTCGGTCACTTCCTTGATTGCATCCCAATATCTGTTGAATTGAGCATTGCTTTTCATCGTTGAGTCAATAGCGATGTTTTTGCTCTGTGCCGCCGCCTGTTGAACAATCATGCCAGCGACGGTCGACTTCTCGTCCTGTATGAGTGTGCCCACCTCTTCGGGCGATAGCCCCAGGGCACTGTAATCGGGGATCATTCCCATGGACTGCATCACCACACCAACATCGTCGGGGTTAGCAACCACGTAACTTTTCGGATCGATACCTAACTCGGTAGCGTGTCCCGGTTGTGCATCTTGTCCCGGTCGAGCAGCACTACCGTTGAGAAACGTCGACTTCCCCGCGCCCGGTAGTCCAGCCATGATAAGTAATTTGTGGTCGGATTCGATTCCCGGTGCGTTCAGAAAAACGTCCGCAACTTTTTGCTGTTGCTCAGTTCTTTCCTTCGTGTACATCCCCACGTGACCCTCAACCATGTCGTAGACGGATCGGGTGTCGAGTTTTTCTTTCATGCCAATGTTTTGTCGAGCAACAACATCGGTCATGTGTTCTTGTAATTCTTCGGGGGTCATATTCACCAATGCCGAAGATGGTGTTGGCGCGGGTGCACTATCGCCGCCGCCATCGCCGCCGCCATCGCCGCCGCCATCGCCGCCGCCATCGCCGCCGCCATCACTGGTCCATCGACCGTGATCATCACGAGGCTCATCATCGTTGTACTCAGCACGCATATCAAGCAGCAACACCATTGCAGAGATCGTGGAGAAAACTGCACAGATTTCACACGCGTCATTGTGAAAGTCAGGGTGGACGCGCTCGCGCATCTCGATGATTTCTGAGGTTGACAGAAGCCTAGGCATGGCTAACTTTGCAGAAATTCATCCCAGGCGTGTTGATTCCGTTGCCGTTCGATGTCGCTACGTGACGCAGCGGCCTTCTTTTTCTTAGAGTCAATCGGCGTCGGGGCATCAACTTCCTCTTCCGTGTCAGTACTATCCGTTACCGTAGAATCAGCGGCTGCAGGTACGGCAGGCATCGTGGCACTCGGGCCGGGAGGTGTTGGCGTGGTAGGACCGGGATCACTAATCCCCCAGCGATCCGTCAACCACGTACGCACCTCATCATCGACCACGATGCATCCGGCGTCGACCAGTGCGACAAAATCCGTTGCCGTAATGCGAGATTCCGGGTCCTCGTCCCACGTAAGCAGAGGTGCATTTTCATCGATACCAAAATTCCAGTCAATCATGTTTTCAACAACGTGCTTATTGGTGGTGTTCTTGTACCATCCTGCAGTCGCGTCAACACCCATCTTGAAAAAGTCAACAAACGATTCGCCCAACGCGCGTGATCCAGTCTTCGTCTGGCCCAGCAAGGAGAACATTGCTAGAAATGCACGAGCCATTTGCGTGTCGTAGTAATCAATGGACGCCATGATGTCAGGAAGGTTTCCGGTTACACCTTGGATACCCAGCGTGCCACCGTTAGGTAGACCAACCCCCGCCATCCCATCGGCGCGTGTTGCACGAGCCATGGTCGCGTACTGCATGACGGTTTCCCTCGTCGCACCAAGGGGGGCAGTTCCAACGGGGATACCCATACCGAATCGCTCGTTCTTCATAGCGTCCACGCGCAACGCACGGTCCTTCAATATCCACGGCTTGTAGCACGAGCGAAGAATCGATTGACCGGTCCAGTTCGCGCCCTCACGTCCCCAGATGTACGGAGCAAGAACGTTCGCCGGAATCTTCGGACCCATCTGTGGTTCGCCAGGTCGCGGCCACTGTTGAATGCTTTCGAGTTCACTGTTCTGTTTGTTGAGATTGATGTTGGAGATCGATTGCGGCATACGCGGTGCGAGTTTCGTCAACTCCCATCTTGTTGCCGATTCGTTAATCTCTCCCACCGTCTCGAAGAACATGTATCCGTAGACCAATGACAACAACGCGTGTTCAAGGTGCATGTCGTGGTTGAAACGCATGCGCTTACGAGAAGCCGGTTCATCCACGCCACGGATCGGAAGACCTAACGCAGTTGCAACAAGTTCCGTCACTTCGTCCCGTGAACCATTGGGGTCAATGACCCAACGAGACCTGCGGATAGGTAGAAACAACGCCTGCAAGAGTGAATAGATTTGCGCGTCAGTTCGCATGTGATGGTAAATTTTCAACGAGTTTGGCCACCGCAATTCTGCAACGTTCTCATTAATGTCTGCGGACCAAAGACTCCACGTGATGGGACTGGCGTTCGGGTACCCCACTTCCCTCGTCGGTCCGTCTTCCGTACCTGTTTGCATTTTGTCCGCCATTATGGGGTCACAATACCACTCACATCTGCTTCGTGAGTAAATCACCGGTAATCATGGCGTCCAAGTTCGGAGTCATCGCAGTTGGACCCTTAGTGGGGACCAGACTATAGACAGCCGCGTCACCACGGTCGGGACTGTTGAGATGACGGGCACGCATCTCGTCCTTACTCTCAACTTGTATCTGACCGTGCGAATTTATCTTGTAACGAATCGAGGTGAGTTGTGCAATCAATTCTTCATCATCGGGATCGAGATCAAGACGACCATCTTCTCCCGTACCGCTATATCCAGCCAGCCATTCACGCATTCTCCACCACCACTCACTGCGAGCGTTGAAGAACTTTGGTTTACCCCCCGGCAACACTTCGTCTTCGCTGCATCGCGCTGACGAGATCAGTGCATGGACTGGATACCCCTCTTCCGTCAAGATGTCAGTCACGCCACCGCCCACCCCCGTATCGTCAATGTTTGCAATCGGGGTATTGAGGCGACCATTACCGATCATTTGGATGTGACCGGCTAGTTCAGTAACGGGACCGTACGCGATGTCCTTGACCACCCGTAAGTGCCCACCGCGACGTAGAACAATGATTGAATGGTCGGTACCGTAGCGAGCAACGTCCACCCCCATCCACGGATCAACGTCGACCGGTGGAATCTCGCGAGCGCACGCCAGAGTCACCAGGTGCGGGTGGATGAGAGTGTTGTTGGTGACGTTTGGGAATTTTCCACGCACGCGAGACGTGAACAACGGACTGCCAATTCCCCATCGCTTGATACGGTCATTCACCCACGACGGCGTCACGAGAAGATCACGCACTTGCGATGGAATGGATTCGGTGCTGGGTTCGATACCCTCACTGATCATGATCGCTCGAACGGCGGGGTACTTATTCACCTCTTGCGCCGTGAAGTTAGGGCTGCGCAGCGCGTCAGCGTGAATGACGTTCCAACCCGACCCTGGTTGGCAAATCTTCTCGAAGTAACTACTGGGATCATCGGGGTTCCCCACCGCCACGATACGGGCGAGATCGTTAGTGGCTAGCGATTCTGCGGCATCAAAAATTCCCTGTGACACTCCGCACGCCTCGTCAACGATTACTAATACAAATCTGGCGTGAATTCCCAAGAACGACCCGGCGTCGTAGTCCGCAGGCTTACGACCGTAGGCAACGATTTCATCGGGACCCGACCCCATATCGAGTTTCCAGACACAGTCGGAAGTCAAACGTCCTCTCAACATACCCTTGCGATGTGCACGAGCGAGTTCCTTCCAAAGAATTGTTTCGACCTGGGACCACGTCGGTGCGGTCGTCACTACGAATGCTTCGCCCGGTGGGTGGGTCTCGATCCACCACGCAGACAATCGAGACGCCGTAAAAGATTTGCCAATCGAGTTGCTGGAGTGTACAACCGTGTGCTTATTTTTCACCACACTGGCAAGGATTTCTCGTTGTTTCTCCGTGGTGTGTTCGCTCAATCGAGAGTCAATCCACCCCGCTGGGTCGTCAGCGAACGGAGATTTTGGCGGATCAAGTCGATCAGAGAAAATCGAGAGTGGATCGTACGCCTTGATATTCATTGACGGAATGCTACCGCCTAGCCCCACACCACATTGCAAGTCGCATTGGTTCCGTTCGTACCGCGAGACGAGTACCAAGAAACCCTGCGGCTGCTTGTACCATCATGACGTGCGTGGAGCAAATAACGTGATCGCTCCATGACGCGTCGAGTTGTAGCCCAGTTGCGTCGTCAACGATGATCGCGGGATACTCGAACCACCCGTAATCTGCTCCCGACATCGCGTTATCGAACTGCGCTGCTGCTCTGCGTTGCGTATCGTCAATGTCAAACGACACCACGGCGTACAGCCGTGCTCGATACGACTCCAGTGGTCGACGCTCGTACCCCCAAAATCCCATCTCAGAAATCATGGGTACGATTGCGTCGCTGGTCCGGATAACACCCGCGTGCCCGCACCATGTATATCCGTCGAGTGCCGGTTCGCGAATAGTTGCAATTTTTTCCGCGTCTTCAATCAACGTCGACGCAATGGTTCCGTGATCCACGAGGATGATGTCGGTGTCTTTCGGGTTCTCGCAGTGCTGACCTCTCTCGAAAAAACGAACCGTGAGTGGTGGAATAACAAGTTGAAAGTCTTCGTTCATTTTTTAGTCTCAGCATGATGAAGCGCAAAGTGATGCTTTGTCGGACGCTCCATTGAGTTAACTATTGGGTGACACTTTTTGCACAATCGGTACTTCACACCGTTCATCTCGTACTCGTGTCGACCAAATCTCCAGCATCCTTTTGAGTGACAATTTTGGTGGCGCACAATCGTAACGAGGCCCCCGACGATTGCCATCTCACCAATGTCACTCCCGAATCCGGACCAAAAATTGTACGCTCCGTTGGGAACGAGCGGCCTCACCCCAATGAAGTGAAGAAACCAATTCACACTTGTGCACGTGGTAGAAGCCAGTTCAGGACGATGGCGATCCATCCACAAATCATCCAACTATCCGACCCGAATGAGAAGAGATCGTTGCCGTGAAGTGCCAATAGAGCGAGTACGAAGAGGAGTACCGCAACCCAGAGAAGAATTCGAATTCCTCTGTTCTGATGCGGTGTCGATGTTGGGACTGTCGTCATATATTCCCTTTCGCTAATGTCCGGGCAATGTCAATACGTATATGGTAATTGGAATAGTTACGACTGCAGCAATTGCACTTATTAATGCAACGATCTGCCCCATTGACGCACGACGTTCACTCTTTGTGTCAACAGTTGCCTGTTTTGCACCAGCACCAAGATAGAACGCATTTTTGAGTTGAGTCACATCATCAATGATCGGCTTCAATTTCGCATCCAATGATGACTCAAGAGTGTTTTTGGTGATCTCCACGGTGGCCGCGAGCGTCTTAGCCGTTTCGATCTGGGTATCAATGGCTCGTTGCGCCGTAGCGACAATGGCAGAGAGGTTAGAGTCAATTCGCTTACTCTCCGCTCGACGGAGTTGGTGAGCAAAATGCTCGCGCATCTTAGCCTCACGTCGAAGTGATTTCGCTAATTGCAATCGTTCACGGCGTTCTGACTCTAGTCCCGTACTAACGAGCGCGATGACGTTCGCGGTGGGGTCGACTATTTTCGTCTTAGCCATAGAGTGCTTTGCAATTACGCAGTTTTAGGTCCCGATTGAGTTGCGCTTCGAACAAACTAAACGCCTGACGTTGCTGAACGGTTGGGTGCGTTGGTTCGAATTTGGAGAAGACGTAGTTCCAAAGTTGGGTTTCATCGGAACGGGTTTTATTGCCAGCCACGCACGCGGAGTACTCTGCGTGCGTCGTTACGGTGTGGAGTTCGTTCACCCCGTACCCAATGATCACCGTGAGAATGATGTCAATAAGAAAAGAAATGACCAATGCTCGAATGACCCTGGTATTGGTGCGCGTCATTTGCGCGTTGATCTTTACGACCTCGTCCAACGTGCCGATGTCGTAGTGCATATCACTGCGACGATCCGACCCGCTACGCTCCGTCTCGTCATTCATGCACGGACTCCGTCTCCGGAAGTGTCCCCAATGCTTTTTCGATGCGTAGGAGAGAATCACCAAAGCCGGGACCATCGCCACCGTTCCTCTGATTCTTTTTGCGGTAATCGACAAACTCGCGAGTTAGATTCTCAAGTCCACTCTTCACTGACAAAAGAACATCATGATCTTCGTAGGCAGTCTTTTCTACCTTGCCAATACGTTCAGTGTGTGCCGCCAACGCTCCCTCATTTTCTGCACACGCGTGCTCAACGGCTTGCATTCGTTCCGGAGCCGGAAGAATTTTTGCAATAAGCCCCTTGGTGCCGGGGTCACCGGCAATGAAAAGATCGATGATCTTCTTCTGCTTTCGTTTTAGTTTCGCCTCATCCGACCACGGCTTGAATATGATAGCGAGCGCCCCGATAAAAGCCGCGCCTACTGACCCGATTGCACCCTCCCACTGTAGACCGGCCACGACTAACCGATGATCAAATCAATGCCGTACGCAATCGTCCCAGTGCCAGCAACCGTGCACACCACCTGAATATCTGCGGGCAGCATGTCATTAGCCGAAAGGTTCGCTACCGCCGTGAATCCGGTACCTACGCGCAACGGCGTAGTAGCGACTGCAGCGAGCGCGGTGCTGGTGAGGATCGGGTAGACCACTCCATCCTTATTCTTACCGTTGATTTGAACCGTTAGGGTGTCGCCACCCGTTACGGCTGTGATGTTGACGATCAGTGCCAACTGCGCCTCTAACGAGGGGTCAGTAATGATGTCCTTCGTCACCGATGTAGTGGTTCCCGGTGCAACGAATACTCCCGTCGTGGAGTATTGAACCATCTCTCCGGTGTTTGCGAGTTGTGCGGTTGCGGTGGTGCCGTTGAGCCAGGGGGGTGGCGGCTGCAGTGGGGTGTTGCCTTCGACCGGGTATATGATGCTCATCTCGTTGAGACCTCCAATTGTAGGTTCGATGTTGCAGTAATACCGGCGCGGACTTCACGAGCCATTGCTTCGGAAAGATTTCGTTTTACGTCATCAGACAACGGCATACTGCGTAGCGCACGTTCGAATGCAGTGAGGAAAATGCCACTGGTCGACTCGGCGTTTCTCACCATGCGCTCATCGATACCTGCATCAAGAGCCATCTTGCATGCACGCATATAACGATCCGTCCACACCTGTTGGAGTTCCAACAAGATGTGTGCGGACTGGTCCCAATTGTGGTCATGCCCCCAGAGACCGGGACGCTCCACCTCCACCGGGGTGCCGTCCGCTGACACGATGGTGTCAGTGTACGGTTCCTCAGGAAGTTCGCTCACCAGCAACTGAAACATTCGTGACATGGTGCCACACATCTGCACCGCTTCGAGAAGACCATCCAGGGGACTCATCTCGATATCGAGTGACCACATTAATTCGGCAACTTCTCTGCCGTTGCGCTTCATGAACGTGGCTTGTCGAGCCTTCTGACGCTCCAGTTTGGTGCAGTGAATTATGCACTTGTCCATCCCGCGAACGGCGTGCCCCTGACACGGTTTCATTAGAGGCTCGCGCGTGATGTAATCACGAACGGCTTCGTTATTTTCATCGCGTACGACGGATAATCCAGTGCACTGCATGAGTTGCTTACTTCTTTCCCTTCTTGGGGGAACCCTTCTTCGCGACGGCAGTCGGGTTCCCATCGGGCTTAGCACCTGACGGGCTGACATTCTTGCCAATGGCTTTCGTTGCCTTACCCGTGCCCTTACCGGCTTGAGTTTTGTCGGTCGTGATCTTCGCCATGGTGCACCCCTTCGTTGGACGCACTATACATCAACTAATATCCACCAGTACAGAAACTGGTACCCGGTGCTTGATCCGGCCACCATCCATATGGCATCAGAACACCGTTCCAACGCAATCGAGTGTGGTTCACGAAGTGCGCCATAGCCCACGCTTGTTGCGCTGGTGTGGCATCAGCCATGCTCGCGGGGAACGATTTTGCTTTCCACATTGACCACAACCCGTTCATCCAACCCAACCCGCCAGAATACGTCCACCCGCGTACGTGCCAATTGCCGCTTTCTTCGCACACGTCCACGCGGGACGCTTTTTGCATGATGGCGTCACTCACTAATGGGGGGTGAGCAACGAACCGATGATGGGTAGTTGATCTATGAAATATTTTGATGTGCGGGATCGACGCTCGCTGCGTCGACGTGTGGTGCGCGTATGTGTCGGCAGTGGCTACCGGCGCAACGCCATTGGAAATTAGTAAAAAGACAATAGGGATGAGAAGAGTTCTCTTGAGACGGATCACGATGCTCCGATGTTCGAGGAATGTTAAGCACTGCGGACTACGTTGTGGTTCATAGTTGCTTAACCTCCCTCGCCAGCGTGTCGTCTGCCTTTAGTTCCCCCCGGCCCTCAATCAGTTCGAGACCGCGTAATTTCGATAGTGAATTTGCAAATCCACTTGACGTCGGTGAGTAATTCGTCGCGGCTGCAATATCGTTCTTGTCCATACTTTTAGGCCACACATCAACCAGTGTGCGCAAAATCGCAGACTCACATTTACCAAGTTTCCCCAACCAATGTTGAAGTAGTTCCGGCCCAGTAGCGAGGGGTTCGTAGTTTCCCTCGATAGCCAAACTGCCAGAACCAGTGATTCGCAAATCTCCACGACCTTCGATAAACCCTAATGTCCGCAATCTACTCAACGAATTCGCGAATCCGCTTGATCGTCCACTGTACTCGGAAAGCGTGGCCACCTGTTGGCGAGATCGTCCTTGCGGGAACTGAGCCAAAACACTAAGAATCGCACGCTCACAACGACCAAGACCGATTTCTCCGTTATCTTGAGAATCTGTTCTACTTACTTTTCTCTCAGGGGTCTCGAAAATTCGAAGAGGTTGAGATACAACTGGCGCACGAGAATCTTCTCTCACTGTCTTAGCCGACCCACTGACGAGAATCTGTTCACGAAGTTTTTGTAATTCCTCATCTATTGACTGCAGTCCCTTTTCAATGGACGTGACCCAATCGGGGACAATCTCAATAATTTTCTCAACTGTCACAGTCTCTACCGTTGGCTTTTGCGTCTTAATTTTTTGTTCGAGTTCTACAATTTTCTTTCGCAGTATTTTTGGGTCATCACCTTGTGCACGTTCGATTGACGCAGCCATTTGAGTTTTCAATGAGCCGAGATCAATATCTGCGAGAGTAGCCACTTTGCGTTTCTTGCCCACCTCCGGCGTTGCTCCGGAGTCGAACGTTTCGCGACGACGAAATTTATGTTTGGCAGCAATTTGCAACCACTGAGGTGACACAACCCACGCGATACCACTGGACAGTTTAGGGAGATCGTCCACGATTGTTCGGGACTCTGCGTAGTAGTCGATCCACCCCAGGATTGCTTTACGGTCATTCGCGCCTGTGGTGCGAAGTGCAAACAACGTCTGGGCTTGACTGAGTACATCCTTGTTGACGCTGGCACTGCGCTGGGAAATGATCGAACAACCAAGACCGCGTTGTCGACCACGCTTAACGATTAACGTCCACGCGTTCACACACTTGGCTTGGTCCCCTCGAACCATCTGAGGAAGATACTCGTCCGCCTCTTCTAAGAACAGGTGTCGTGGCTGCAGACTTTTGGCGTGCAGTCGAAAAAGAGTCTGTGCAAATTCAGTGAGAAATCTCGTTTGCGATGCCTTTGATGGAAAATCCGAGACGTCGAGAATACACGTCAGATTAAACGTATCCACCAGTTCCGCAATAAATTTCCCGCTCTCCGCTTCTAATGGAAGATCACCGTGAAGCCCTCCAAAGATGGGAATAGGAAGACCGGGTTTGCGCCCCGTAGAGTCTGACCGCATCCCCCACCAGTCACCCTTAGGGTCAACGGCCACCCAGGGTAAGCCGTTCTTATACATCTCCTCCGCCATAACCACGGCGGCATTCGACTTACCAGCACGCCCCACGGCCAGCAGTGCAAAAGTCTCCGTGACCGCCTCAAGGGGAAGGTCAAACCCTGGACCAACGTGCAGCATCGCCGCCGTCATGAGTAATCCGAAATGTCGCCACCAACGTCACTGTCGTCATCTTCCTTAGCCTGGTGCACGAAAGGAAAATACATTTTTGCGGGGCAGAACGATTCCTTGTTCTGGTCCTCCCAACGATGCTTGCGAGCATTCCACTCGATCCCGTGCTCACACCAGGTGCATTCGTGGGACATGAGCAGGTCCGTGATCGTCATGCCACCTCACGATAGTTCTGGCACCTACACCCGCGCACGGTGCAGGGCCGTGGTGAAGTTCCCTTCTGCTTGCCGTGCTTATTTTCCTTGTGAGTGCATTCGCACGTTCCGGGTCGGTAGTGCTCGTACCCATTAACCGCTGCGGAGTCAGTCGTCATTGTCGTCTCCGGATGGGTACCACGCGCCGCATCTCTTGCAAATTAGTTTGAATTCATGAGCATGGTCGTCTGGTGCGACTCGAACAATTTGCACGTAGGAGATGTTGTAAAACATTCCGTTAACGTTGACCACGTATACCGTGTTGGACGTGTCCGACTCCTCATCGAAATGAAGAGTGATGTCGTCAATGACACCGTCGACTTCCACGAACTTCAGTGGTCCGGTGGGTGCCTTGAAAGTGATCTGGTCACCGATCTCGTAGGTGATTGCGATCTTCACGGTGCCACGTATCCATTCTCCACGAATGCTGCGTGGGTAATGGGCATAAACGCTGCAAATGATTCTTCCATCACGTCCGCCACCACATTGATCTCGTGCATGGGTGAACTCGGAAATTTTGCCATGGGGTGTCTTTGGCGCAATGAAAGAAATGACATCAAACTGCGAGAATTGCACGTGGCGTACATGGTTGAGTAGGTCGACACGGGAAGACACATGCGAGCAACCTCTTTAGCAACCCCTCTATTAAGTTGCATTTGATATGCGTAGTACGCAGTCTGACACGAGTTCTTTTGTACGGCACGCATGACGTCGTGCTGTTCTTCTGTGCCGGGTTCGAAGATGTAATGACCTGGTTTGCCAGATTGCGTGAGATTACGCTCCTCGTCGGGAACGTAGAACTTCCCACGCAATTCTTTGTAGCGACCGCTCTCCTCGTTATAACTCCAACCAATACGGTGGCGATGAAACTCGCGAAACACGAAGATCGGTGCCTCCACGAAAAATGTAAATTGATTGTGCTCGAACGGAGTACCGTGTCGATTGCGCATGAGGAATTTAATCAAACCCTCGTTCGCTTCGGGTGCGGTTGCGTATCCCAGAATTTCTTCACCCTGGGTACTCACGCGAGCCGCGCTAACTACCGTTGCATCATCTGCCAGCACCCGAACCAACTGCACGTTGATCTCGCTGGAAAACTCAACTTCATTTTTCGTCATTACGTCCTTTCGTCTGGGTCGAACCTAACACATTTGCAGAACGAACTGCAAATTAGTTAGCGTCGAGATGACCCAGAATGTTCGTCTCGGAACGCACGCCAATCAACACCAGCGTCATCCAACGCTTCCCGCAATTCTTCGATAAGAAATGCAGGAATCCCACGGCGTGCACTGACACCAGCATCAGCCGATTTAGAAGGAAACGCTGCTATCTGCAATGCGATAGCAGCGATTTTCTTCAATTGCTCACGTGTCACACAATCTCCCATGGTAGCCCGTACTGCGCACGTTCCGCACGGTGTGCAGGGTTGGCAAGTCTCTGAGCCATCCGGACACGATTTTGATCAATACAACTCTGTGCAGCGGCAACAGCCTCCTCACGAGTCACATAAGCAACCATTTTGATTTGCTTCGTCCACCCATCACCGTGAATTCCCCCGGTCGAAAACTTGATGATTGGTACATAGGGGAACTTCGGGTTTCGTCCGCGTTTAGCGGCAGTCGCTACGCCAAAATCAAACCCAGCAACCACCCGTTCAATGTCTTGTGTCAGTGTCATATAAATATCATAACATCCTTTTTGCAAATTTGCAAATTTCCAAACAAAAATCCGGGCCATTTCTGGCCCGGACTTCTGTGTCAATGGGTTTCCGCAAGCGTCTAAATACTAACCCTACGCCGTGGCGGGTGGCGTCTGCGTCTGTGCAGCAGCGGACGCAGCCGCGTTGGTGGTCGGTGCCTGTGGAGTCAACTTCAACTGCGTAGGTGCGCTCGCGCCCACGTCGAATGTTTCGGTGCCGCTCCACGGCGTACCGCCTACGGTGAACTTCGCCGTCACTACAACCGCCGCGTCCAAGGGACCGTTCGCCGTCACGGTGATGCCGGAGTTGTCCGCGTTGGGGGTAGCCGTCAACGACGCCGGGTCCGATGACGTGACGGTGAGACTGCCCGCGTCGACGGTCGGTGACGTGGCCGGGTTGCCGAATTCATCTTCGAACACGAAGAGAACATCGGAACTCTGATTGTCCTGCAAGCCAAATGGAACAGTGCTCATAATCTTTTCCTTTACTGATTAGTTGTGGGTGTTTGGGGTTCAAGAACTACTTGTGTTGCGGGTCCCGCTGGTGCTGCGACGGGGGTGACCATGAACTCAATGATGTCGTCAAGTCGATCAATAATTGTTTCGAGAAGGCTAATCTGCTTCCGTCGAAAATCCTCTTCGTCCATACGTCTCCTTCGTCCGTTCCACCTTAGCGTGGAATTGCAAACTGTGACAATTTTTCGAGATACGTAAATTCTTCCGGCGTCAGGTGCGTACCCGATTCCAGCCAGAATCGAGTGCCGTGAGTGGTCATCGAAACTCCCCTCGGATTACTGAGAAGTTTCTGCAAAATGTTCTCGGCCATTTGCAAACGTTCAATCGTTTCAGCGGCCTCAACGCGATCAGCCTGTCGATTATGGGGAATCCCGTGCTGTTGTCGCAGCCGATCCACCACGATTTGAGAATCGAGTGCGCTCATTATATCCACGCCTTATGCATGAGATCATCCAACGTCATCGCATTCAGACTCTCTAATTGAACGTCGACCACGTTGGTGATCGGCGTGGCGCGTCGGTACTCCGCTCCTCGACAGACGCGGGTCATCTCCTCACGTTGCTCGTCAGTGATTTGACTGTAATTAGTGCACTCGAATATCTCCCCGCGCACTCGAATGAACTGCGGTGGAGGCCACGACGGTGCGTGGTAAACACCCTGAATTCCGTCGACCAAAATGTGATCGTCCTGAAACAACTTACTCATCTCTCATCCTCTCGTCGTGGCAGATGCTACAACTCTTGCATCCACTTTTGCAATTCTGTTTTCTCCGCTGAACTCCACATCACTACTCGGCGTCCGGACCACCAGCGATGGTTCTCGTGCTCACCGCTCAGGCGGCACCGAACTGCGGGACCGGGACCAGTGTTGACGTGTCGACAACGTTCTATTTCTCCCACGGACCCCATGTCTTTTCTCGTTGAAGTCGTGCAAAAACTTCGTCTCGACTGAACACGACGTCGAGTTTCGCGTTAAAGAATCGCTCGTACGCGTCCGCTGGCCAATCCTGTCCTAACACAGCGTCGTGAATGGTGCCGTTCGGATTAATGCACCACGCGTGATCAATGCGCGGACACCCCTCACCTTGGATCGATCCGTGTACCAGTTGTGTGTTCGCGTGCATTTGCACGAACAGCGCATTCTCGCGGAAACACCACCCCAGACGGGTCCTAAACGCGTCGTGTTGATCCGTAGTGCCTTCTGTCTGCACGTTCATGAACTCAGTCATGCTTGAAATAATAGACGTGCAGAACAACGTCCCCTATCTGGACCGTGTCGAGAAATTTCCACCCGACCAAACCATCACCAACTGGTTCCCCGGTCATTAGGCACTGAAACACGAACGTCGCAGAAGACCCCTCTACTAAATCTTCGTCCTTCTGTTCAATCCACACTACAACCGAGTCCCGCTGATTTTGTGCCGACAGTACTTGCGACCCCTGCGGAACTATGAACTCAGTGGGACCTCTGACGGCTAATTGATGTTTGAAAACAACCCTCATCGCGACTCTCTCAATTCCTCAAGGATCGCACGACGCTCCTGTTCGATCTTGTTGAGATCGATACCAAAAAATTCCGCGAAGAGTTCTTCGATTCGGGCATGAATCGGCGTCAATTTCGTGTCCTCGTACTCGTCGTACTTGACCCACTCCGCAATGACGAATTCCTTTTCGTCACGAAGCCAGTCAACAAAGCGAGTGAGGGTGTCAGCCTCACCGCTCTCAATGACAGCGTGTTGTTTATCAAGTTCTGGTGTGTTGATCACTTAGCGTCAACCTTTCCGTTAGCCGTCCACGTAAAGGCGTTAAAGTCCGCCTTCTCTTGCTGAAGCACCGCACTGACGAGCCGGTTCGCTTCGCTCGTCGCTTCAATCGCGTTGGCGTAGTCGAGCAAAGCACCTTCGACATCAGAACTGAGTCGCAAATGGTGGACCCCGACCGCTTCACGAATCGCACCCCAGGGTTCGTTGCGTTCCCCGGCGAGACGTTGAATTGCTCGTCCCAGTGCGTTGTTGGCGGAATCCCGGTACGCGGTCCTACCCTCGGCGATGTTCGTGTTCAGCCACTCAACGACGGCTAACTGCGTAGCATCGTCACAAGCGCGGCGAGCGACCTGTGACAGTTCACTCACGCGACGTCCGTTCTCGTCCACCACGTGCGCGTCTTGCACATAATACCGCCAGTCACTCAATCCCTGAGAGTGCGTGTACCGGCTGACCTTCTGACTGAACCGAATAGTCTCACCGCGCCAGGTTCCGGAGAAGTACAAATACACCTCTTCGGTATCAATGGCGAACTGTCGACCAAACTTGATGTGGTGAGAATTCGATCCCTCGAACTTGATGTCCTTGACCTGAGTCATTGTCTATCTTCCTTTTCCTGGTTGTCGGTTTCCTGCTGCACATCTTCACTAACGGGGGGAAATGCTTCTAGCCACGCACACCCCTCGTGGTCCACTTGGTGCAACTCACACCACATAATCATTTTTGATTCCTTCCTTCGCAGAGATCGTACCTGACTTTTTGCAAATTTGCAAATTAGTGCCCGTACAACTCCTCAGCGATCTTGTTGTATTCGCGAGTCTGAACCGAATCGTTGATGATCCAGTGAAGTCCCGCGTAGCACTTTCCCCCGCCGCCGTACGCACCGCGCAAATCACAGTCTTGCTCGCACTCCACGCACCACCCCGCTGTTCCGGCGCACACCTCACAAAAGTCGGTGACCTTGAGAGACTTGCACCACGCGAGATTGTCGCTGTTCGTGCATTGGTGATGACGCTCGCAGATTACGAGATACTTACCATCATCTCCGCCCTCGTCCCATACCGTCAAGCCACCCTTGGCGTAAAGCGCACCGTTAGCGTGGACCGTGCGCGTATGAAACGCGAGTCCAGTACGGAACCCGTTAGGGCGAACAAACTTCGCACCACAGCCCTTCACGGGGCACTTGTAACCAGGGTACCTAGAAGCGACCATCGCGCACACCCTCCTCGTACTCGACGTCCCACTTGTGGTCCTCGATGTCGCGCTTGATGCTCGCTTCGATGGCACCCCCACTGCGGGTCTCCCACTCGTGGGTCAGGCACTTGGCTTCCCAGCGATTGTGGATGAATCCGCGAGTCCGGGGAATCAACTCGTCCTTGCCAGTCTGCCAGTCACGGCACACCGCGAACCACTTGATCCGGCACTTGGAAACTTGGGTCTCTGTCACGTAAGTAAGTGTAGTCGAAAATTTGCAAATTTGCAAATTACTAGGACAACACCGCCCTTTCGTTCACGTACTTTTCGATGGCGTCAGCGGCCACCCGGAGATCGCGAGCGACCGTCATCAGGTCGGTGCGATTCCACAGGTACTTCGGATTGAGACCCACGTTCTTCAACTCACGAGCGTTGTTGATTGCCTGTGAGAGACGTCCTCGTAATTCGGTCTTGGTCATCAGTCCATCCTCGATCCCGCGTGAGCATTGAGACCATTCTGACGCAGCACCTCCGCGAACGCGCCGCACGCGGCTTCCTTCAATTGCATCGACTGTCCGAATTCAGCGTCACGAGATTCAGAGACGCAGTCATTACCCCACAACTGCCAACCACCGCCGTACGCGCTAGAGCCGATGCCCCCGCGACCGTACTTGCCGGGTTGTTTCTTGAGCCACGCCACGAACGCACCGCGAGCGGGCTTGATGGTGACCCACGCGAACCCGCAGGGACCGCCAGAGCAGTACCATTGTTCACCGGTTGATTCGTCACGAACGACCATCGCACGCAAGCGCGACTTCTCGTCCTCGTACGCGGCCTGAGCCGCCTTCTGCGCCGCCTGGTAAACCTCAGCGGGGCTTAATTTCTTGGTTTGGGTGTCTGTCATATGAATAACTATAGTGCCAAATTTGCAAATTTGCAAAATATTTTTGCAAATTTGCAAAAAATAAACTACGATATTTATATGACAGAAACCATCAATAACCAATCCATTCAAACCACTGAAAGGATCACTAGTTTCACCACGGTCAGCGGTTTGACCTTCAGCATTGAGGGGAAGAAATTCGTCACCCGTAAGCCCAAGGGTTTTCGTGTCGGCTTCAGCGAAGAATTAGCCTGCAGTCACCGCGACATCTCTACCTGTGACCAATGCGCGGGCACCTACGCCAACATCATCGAAGTCTACGGTACACACTACTGGGTCCGCGACTACAGCGAGTGGTTGGAGCAGGTCCGTGAGTTCGCCCTTCTCGACGCTGAGTACGCGAATGAGGAAACCAATTAATCTGCAAATTTGCAAAAATCTGCTACAATATCCGTATGAGTGAAACCAGAGAAAGGGTCCCCGTGGCCAAGACAGTGAATCAACAGATTGCCGAATTCTTAGGTGTGACCGAAGAGGTTGGCGCACGAGTTCGTGACCAGATTGATGAGTTGGGGTTGCTCGACTGGAGCGAATGCACCGACCGAGAATTTAAGGCGGCGTGCCGTGAAGCATTAGCGGACATCGCCGGATGAAATCACTCCCTCTGGATAGAGAACGATGCCACTACGATGTGACGGGTTACCCCATTGACTTCGAGAACCGATGTATGCGACGTGCGCGTTGGGTACTTGAATCACCTACCCACGGCAAACATGAAAATTTTGCACGCAGCACGCCAATCATGGAACGTCATGGGTGGAAGAATCGAGTTGAATTCAAGTGATGAAAACACTCGAACTATTCTCCGGCACTGAATCATTCTCCAACGCCGCCCGCGAGCGCGGACACCAAACATTCACATCGGACTTCGATCCACAATTCGATAGTGACTACACCGTCGACATCATGCAACTCGATACCGCACGTCTCCCGTTCCGACCCGATGTGTTGTGGGCGAGTCCACCATGTGAGACATTCAGCGTTGCCAGCCTTGGTCGATATTGGTGGAAGGACGAAGATGGTCTCCACCCTAGGAATGACATCGCTCGCGCGGGTATCGCCCGCGTCGAGAGAACGTTAGAGATCATCGATGAGTTACAACCAAAAGTCTGGATTATCGAGAACCCCCGTGGGGCACTGCGCAAGATGAAATTCATGCAGGACTTTGCACGATACACCGTGACCTATTGCCAATATGGTGACGTCCGGATGAAGCCCACGGACCTGTGGTCGAATGTTGATGATCTCGTATTCAAACCGATTTGCAAAAACGGGGCACCGTGTCATATCGCTGCACCTCGCGGAAGTCAGACTGGAACGCAGGGACCTAAAAGTTACCTTGAGAAGTCTCGTGTCCCACATCAACTGTGTGTGTGTGTGGTCCAACAATTCGAGGAAAGGATGTGATGGACGAGTTCACTGAACGCCACCTCGCCCGCTGGATCGACGCCAGCGTGTACGAGGATGATCGGGCGCAATTCCACGCGTACGCGACCCGATGCATTAACGACGATCCGACGTACGACTGGAACTACCCCAGCCTGTACCGATCATTTCTACTTCAACAAAAAACCAACAAGAAAGAGACCACATGACTGAAAGAATTGCAACGTCCACTCGACACCGTACGGCGAGAATCATCGCCGCCGCGATTGTGATTGGCATCTTCATCGCCATCGTTTCATCCGTGAGTTCTCACGGCGGTGGAGGCCCCTACAGCGCCCAGGTGACGAGCGTGACGCCGCTGCAGGGTCCCGGTAACTACGTGCGCGTCGACTACACCGTGACCAACGCGGGGAGTGCGTCGGGGTCACCGTCGTGCCAGATCGACATCCAACTCAACGACGTGAACGGCAACCCCATGGCCAGTGGATCGGACGCGATGTCGGGGACCAACACCGTCCCGGCCCACGGCTCGCAGGCGTTCTACGCCGATATCGTGGTGACGAATAACGACGCGTTCTACGTGACTAACCCGTCGATGGTGACTATCAGCGGGTGCTGACGGCAAAGAACCCCTGACCGCTGAGTCAGGGGTTCTCCGCCAGCGTTTAGGCATCGCCACTCCAGAAGCCTTCAGCGATCAATTAGGAAGAACTGCAACACCATCCAAAGGCTGATCCCAGAGTGTTCCTACACCCGTCGCAGTTGTCAATTGATCGTTTTCCGGCTTGCAGAAATCATAGTTGATGGTTACTGCAAATGCAAATCTAACTTACGGGATCGTCGGGTGGGTTCATGATCGAAACTTGTGGTCGTAGACGTTGTTGGCTGTTCCGGGGGTGTGCCAGATACTCTCTCGTACGTCATCACACCCACGGTATGTACATTTTGCGTCCGGGTCCTCAACGGCCAGCGGTGCATTGATAATTTGCAGAATAGCGTCACGTTCATTCGCCGTCAACACATTAGAAAATTTCGAATTCTCGATCACTGCACGAATGGCGTCGAGTTTAGAAATTTGTTCGTTGTCGTTCATAGTGGCTTACCGCACGCTGGGCAGAAATTATACCCGTCGCTCTTCCATATTTTGTGCGATGCACTGTTTTGGTACCAACACTTCAACAGATCACGAGTCATTACGACGTCCTCAATTCGTTGCATAAACATCTGCGCATCGTCGGGTGTTGAAAATCCTCGAACCGTTAGGGTGACGTTTGCGCAAAATCCGTCGAGACGTTCATCAACCGCGTAGGGGACAATACTTTCGTCACGCGGGTTGGCGCGTCCGAATTCGTCCCATTCCATCATGGATTCGCTTTCTTAAACTGTTGCGCGAACTTCTGGCTACAGAGACTTCGAAGATCGGCGTCGGTGTGTACAGAATCTACAAACGGCGCGAACTCTTTTATGCGATGCACCATGCTTTTATGTTCAACGGACAGTGCCGGTTTTCTCCCCGGTCGCTTCCAGAACGAATCAATTTTGTTAGGAACTTCTTCAAAGGTTTTGTATAGTTTAGGTGGTGGATTAAACACTCCCCATAGTGCCGTCTTTTTAGTCCAGGGACTTCCGTATTCATAGGGTTGATATGTCCAATCAGGCTTCCCTAGGAAATCACGCAGACGCCCCGTGGCCGGGTTTTCGATCACCCACCAGACGGGTGACGATGCGTCGATAATTCGTAGACACTCATTGACCAATGCCATTCCATTTTCAGGACTACGCGCCTTCCCGCCTTGACGAGCGGTGGAAAACTCTGTACAGACCGGATTGGCAATAATTCCGTGAACCTCCTGAGGAGGGCAATAGTTTTCAACTCCTATATCTTTCCCGATGCGAATGACGTGATAATCAGGATCAACTTGGTAAGGCCACGAATCGCTGCCCGTGTCCGCGCATAGATGAAGAATTGTTTTCAATTTCGTCTTTCGTCTTTCGTCTCTGGTCATGGCTTCAACGTCATCACGCAATTGATCACGTCGCCCGTGATTTTCCGGTCCTCGTGTTCGATCTCCAACGCGATGCGTGGCAGAGAACCGACCACCAAATTGTCGGCTCGCCCGCGCAACAGACTGTACGAAACATTCTCCTCGCGCACAAGTTCGATCTTCACTCGCGGCCAAACGCCGCGCCGTACCTTGTCCGCGAGTTCTCGCAGAGTGACGATTGCGCTATCCACATCACTGTCGTTCCCCGTGAGGGGACGGGGTCCGAGTTCAGAGATGGCTAAGTAGATGTCGGTAAGGATTTCGTCTTTCGTCATGGTTCGAGTGTAGCAGGTTTTTGCAGATTGCAAATACAAAACCCTCACCAACTTTTGAGCCAGAGGCTCAGGTCGATGAGGGTTCTGCCTTATCAGCGTAGCACCTGGGAACTTTCGCATTTACGGACGCGGTTTACGGACCCGAATCTTCTCGCCGTTACGCGGAGTGGGGACGGAATGTCCCAGCGCGATGGCCTCGATGCGCCGCGCGAGCCACGTCGAATTCTGCGCCCACTCGCGAGCGTTCTGGTGGCCCTTGCGTGAGTTGCAGGGGTAGCACGCCGCCACGAGATTATGCAGCGCCTGCGTGCCGCCGTGCTTGACCGCGAGCACGTGATCAACGGTGGACGTCTCGCGCGTGATCGATACGCCGCACCAGTAGCAGCGCCCACCGCTGAGTTGAAATATTTGCAACTTGCGAGACCGCTTCACGTAGGACATCGATTGAGCATATCCGGGGAGGTCCGCAGTCCCCACCGCCCATCCCCGTGAAGTGGGGACCGCAGACGCGCAGAGTGTATCAGTGTTGGGGGTCCGCCGCTTGTGCAATCCGACCTTCGATAATTGGGTAGTAGTCCTCAGTGATCTCACAGCCCACCCACTCGAATCCTTCGAGGATCGCTGCCGCCGCCGTCGTGCCGGAACCCAAGAATGGATCGAGCACTTTGCCACCCGGTGGCGTCACGAGGTTGATGAGGTAGCGCATTAGTGCGAGCGGCTTGACGGTGGGGTGGTGGTTCTTGTCCTCGACTCCAGCACTTCGTTCGGACTTGCTGGCTTTAGCGCAATAGAAGAATCGAGCAGCGGAACCATCGTCGTTGTACTCAGTACCCGTTGCTGTCATCCCCCAGCCTTTTCCATTTGCACCACTGCGCGGTTTACCTTTACGTGACGGTTTTACTGATGGGAATGCGTTGAGCACTTCGTCGCTACCGTCGTGGATGATGTTGGCGGGCCATCGGCCCTCCGGCAGTTCATAGCGGGTGGCAGCGCCCTTACTGTAAACTCCGTTTGCGCCAATGGTTCCAACGGTGTGTGGGTTCTTTGCATAAATCGAATCATCCTTGGATTCAATCAGTACGCGTGAGGCGTCAATGTTCAGTGCCCCCGTACCATACTCCAAAACGTTCTTCACCACCGTCCCGACGAGGGGCTTCCGAGCGACGACGATTGGTTCGTGAGCGGGCTTGAGCGCCGTACCCCAGCCTTGCCATTTTTGTGCGTCGGGTGTCGATTCGCCCTTGCGAGTGAGTTGGTTGTTTGTGTTGTTGTACCCTCCGGCACCATCTGGGTTCATGAACCCAACACCGCTCGCAGGTTTCGATGTGAACTCAACACCAGCCGACTTGTCGATGGCCTTGGATACGTCCATAGACTTCGGGAACCCCGAGCCATACAGCCACATGATCTGATCGCGTATCTCAAACCCCGCATCCTCGATTGAACTGGCGATTCGGTGATAGGTTCGCGATCCACCAAACGCGAGCAAGTGACCACCCGGCTTCAAGACGCGCAGGGCTTCGACCCAGAGAGCGACATTATAGGCGATTCCCGAATTGTCCCAGGATTTTCCCATAAAGCCGAGTTCGTAGGGTGGATCGGTGACGATGGAATCGACACTGTTAGCGTCGAGCGTCTTTAGTAGAACGAGGCAGTCACCCCGGAGTAGTCCTACTTGCAAATGTTGGTCCGGCGGTCCCACCCAAAAATCATCTTCGTCGTACTCGTCAACATCGATCAAAACTGCGGGTTCGTCGTTCGTCATTGAGATGAGAGTGTATCAGATCATTTGCAAATCAGTGCGTGCAAAAACTACTGCATACTCTGGTGGGATTCAATCTCTCTGGTAGCCCTCACGTACGCCGCACATCCTCGCGGATTTGCAAGAATCTTTTCTCTTAATTGCTGCGCAGTGATCTGCGCCCGAGCGTATTCATCAAGTGTTGGTTCACTCTCGCTCACCTGTCGTGAGTCGACCGGAATGTCACATGGTGCCATGTCGGTGATCGTAGCAGATTGACCGGGTGGGATTCGAACCCACGTGACCCTCGCCGTCGCTCGGACCATCACCTACGTTGGGTGTCCCTTTTTGACCAGACTCCGGGCACCGACAACCTGCGTGCAGGAAACCTCCTGCAGAAAAAGTGTATCAGTGCCGCGCTTCACCAAACCACTGCACCATGATGTGGTCCGCGAGCATTTGTTTGTGCGCCTTGATAGCGCGGGAACGTTTAATGGGGTGCCACCTCGACGGCAAGTTGGGAACCACGGGCCAGATTTGCATTAGGAACTGATCTTGCAGATATTGCTCAACGTTGATCATGCCGTAGTGCGCTTCGATGGTGGCGCGTTGGTTGGGGTGCACGATGATGCGGTCAGGTTCCATTGGCAATCTTTGTTCGTAGGTATTCAATTTCAATCTGGCCGGGGCTGCGGTGGCAGTAACACGAGAAGGGTCCCTCGTCGTCGGGATCGTCATTCTCTTCGCGTTCACGTTGGCCATTGCACTCGCCATCGCCCTCGTAGCCCCATTCGTGTTCTGCAAATGTGTGTCCGCACGGTTCAGGGTAAGCACCGGGCCAGACGTGCACGAACGCCAACAATTCTGGTTCCGGGTCGGGGAATGGTTCAGCCGCCATCAGTTCTCTCCTCCAAACCCAGCGATGATGTGTGTCTCTCCCTCTGGGGCCGCCAACATCGCGATGAGGTCACGCGATAGTTCCGGGAATTCCTCGGAACAGACTCCGGCATACGTCGCTAACGCCTGACGAGCAAAAGGGTCATGGGTCACGTCAAGGACGAAATACCAGCACCCGTCGTGTTTGGTGCCCGGTCCTTCATTGCCGTCCTTTCGCGAGACGTTGAACTTACCGCCTTGGTGCAATCCATCAGTTTTCATTTTGTCCTCCCTCTGGGGCCGGGGTGAACCTCACGCAGGCACACCCCCCTACTCGACCGTCAATAACGACAGTGGCGTTGCAATCGTTCCTCTTGTGGAGATGTCCGCGATGACCGCAATAACATATCTGCGCTCGTTTCGATGGTCGCATCATTCAGCCCCCTCTGGGGCCGGGGCAATCAGAGAGCGCAGGTAGTCGAAGTCACCGGGGGCGAACTTAGTCTCGAATATGGCTGGCCCAGCCGACCAAAAACCATGTGTCTCAAACGAGTTTTCCCCTATCAATTTCAGCACCCGCTCGGCTCGTTCGGCACTCTCTTCGGCGGCGGCGAGCGCACAGCACATCGATGAGCAATCACCCGTGCAGTCGTCGTGATTACCCGCTAAGCAAGGTTCACACGGCTTGTACGCCTTCAGCGCGTCTCTCTCGGCCTCTACTGAGGCGAGGCGGGCAAGTTCGTCAGCCGCTTCCCATGCATCCATATAGTCGGGCAAGGCCACGCTCGTGATGCCATCCGATGCCCTAAAGGGGCCGGTGTCGCGAAGCCGCTCAATCAAGGGGCGACCAAGGCGTACTGACTCCAAACGCGCCTTGAGTTCTTCGTGTCGGGTTTCATCGCGTTCGGTGGTGAGAATCATCGTCTCGTTTGGTTCCGTCCCGAAAGTGTGATCGGCACCAACGTGATTCTTGAGAGGTTGCCCGCAAGTAGCAATTTCTTGATAAGTGCACAGTGCGGGCTTGTCGAGTCCGAGTTCCGCGAGTTCATCGCCGGTTAGGTGTTCAGTCATTCGTTCTCCGTCTTTCGTCGTGAGGGGAGCCTACCAGTCGAAAACGAAATTTGCAAAAAGAAAGGGGGAAAAGTACGTCGAAAAATTTTGGGGAGGGGCCGCGAGACACCGGGGTGGTGGGATAAAAATTTGAGACTTCTTGCACGTGGGTGCACTAAAACTCATTGTTGTCTTTGGCAGTGCAGGTGGTGTGGTGGGTGGCAGAGGGTGCCGGGTCAAGGGGTGGTGGTCGGTGTGAGGAGTTCGATGGTGCGATCCGCTTCACCACTACCATCCTCACCCTCGAACCTCATGCTGACCTGTGACTGGTCGTTGAACACCACCACCACATCGTGACCTAGGACGTGCCTGATCTTGTCGACTCGAACGATGTCAGCGCGGTTCTGCAAACAAACCATCCGCAGGGTCAGAAACGTCATCATGGTGTCTCGATTCGTCAGTGTCTTTTGCAATTTGCAGAATTAATCAAGGAGTGGTATTTTACCTCAGCCTGAAAAAGCATGCCTTGCCTAGTGATGGCGATCTCGTGGCTTCACGGGCCATACGGCCAGCACCGCGCTCACCAGCAGCGCGATCACCAGGCACACGAAGGGTCCAATCACGAGCACGGCCAGCAATAACCACATCCACCAGGGCATGGTCGCCACCCTACAGCACAGCGCGTTGTCTACTTTCGAAAATCGGCGTTATCACCATCGAACGATTTTCGTTTTCCCTGATGAGAGGCTATGAAAACACGCATAAATCCTCATTTTCTATCAGCCCATAATATACGTTATGTAAAGTTGATGTGGAAAAAGCCAAGTTGATGAGGTTTTATGCAGAAAGTTTTTGCAGAAAAGGCTTGCCCCCCACTGATCCCAGCGACTAGGTTGTTGGTGGCGGAGAAATCGATCTGCAGGTCGAAATCCCATCACTGTGAAACCAGTTCTGCGCGAGCAGGAAACTTCCGATCTTGCCCAGCGGTGGGTTGTCGTAGGTGGTTATACCATCGAGGCACCATCGACTGGGCATTTTCGTTTTTCGGGTCGACTCGAAAATTGCAAATCTCAGAACCGAAAATTGCAGAATTTCGGCTAAACGAAAAATTCGGTACGCGGGTGGCATGGTTGGATGGGCGGATGGTCTCAGGGGGCTTCCTCAAAACACTTCTATTTTAAACGAATTTCCCCCTCATCAGGGATTACAGACAGTTTCCGGGGTTTGCTCCTATTGTTACTCCTAGTTTGCATTTCGTGCATGCCTACTCCCTATACCCCTTACTCACTCTCACGTTTAGTATTTAGCCTTAAATACTGTCCTAACTGTCTAAGTGTCATATAATACCTGATAAGGAGCAACCCAACCGACTCCAAAATCGTCTACAAACTGTATTCGACTGTCCTACCCTTTTCGGTTGGTTCGCCCCCAAAAAGCGAAAATCCCGTCCGCTGACAGATGCGAACGGGACCTTCACTAACGAATCATGTAGGGTTCAAACAGTCTCCTCTCCACTCGACGGTCGATCAATGAGCGTCAGGTAGTGAATCGAGACGTATTTTCGTTGCGTCGGTCCACGACGTAAGAACGCTTCTTCGCCGTTCAGCCCCGCCACGGTCCACCCGTTTCCAGCAGTCGTATGGTGCACGACGTCCCCGATTTTCGGGTAATACGTCACGGGGAAATTCGGCCTCTTCCCACCGGTTGCCACGCGTTGCACCGCTGGTGTCTCTTCCGAATACCCGTTGATCACTATCTCAATGGCGACGTCCATCGTGCCCGCCGAGACATCACGCGGCAGTCGGTCTCGACGCGCCCTCAGTGCCGTCACGAGCCGTTCGAGCGCGTCAGACGATACACCGGCCCAGTTGGTGTCATTGGTGCTCATTGGAACCCTCCGCTCCATGTTTTACGTTTGGCGACTCGACGTTCTTGTGATCCGGCGTGACGTACGCAAAACGGTCCGAGCCACGATCCATCCACGTCAAGGACTGAGACGTGTCCGTGCAGGGTGCAGCCCTTGAACCACACGCAGGGTTCGAGTTCTCGCTGTTGCGCGAGCGCGTGCGTCTTGCAGAAGTACCCCACCGGCACGATCCGATTCGAGTCGATCACGACCCAATTCCCTTCCCGGCCACAGCCGTTTTGCACACAGGTCACCCGTGCGATCTCGCGAATTGTGATCATTTCCGGCTCCCAAAAAACACGTTCGCAACCCGCAGGTACATATCCACCAGCGACCAGAAATCGGGACCAGCCTGCATCGCGAGTGGCGAATTATGGCACGAGTTCTTTACCCGATCAATAGCCTCTGCGTCGAGCACCAGATCACACTCGCGCAGTCCAGAGTGCACGTGATAGCGCACCCCGCGACCGCCGCCAGTCCGATATTCGAGGGGCTTGGCACAATTCGGGCACAGCATTGTCTGGCGTCCATAACTGCTCACGACGCCTCCTCTAGAAGGTGTAAACGCAGATAGTGTTCGCGGCGGTTGTGCCGCTCCCAATCCTTGCGAGCGAGTTCGTGCACGACCTCTCGAACGCCGACGTGCACGATCCCGCGATGCGCTGGCGTGTGCCAGTCACACGAGAACCGCGCTCGCGCACGGGGTGCGCTGGGACGCGGCGTACGGGTGTTCTTTCCCACGGGATGGCTCCTTTAGTAGTGCGTACGTATCTTATTGCAAAAACTGTTAATTTGCAAATATCAGCACGATCACCGCGACCACGATGAGCGACAGTGCGAACAGTCCGTGCTTCTGTTCCCAGGTCATGTCAACCGAAACTGACTCAGCGGCACGTCCGGAGTATCCTCACCGCAGTAACCACAGTGGTGCCCACCCTGGTGCGTGCGGCCCGGTCGAGCACACTGGTGCGGTGCTTCGCACACCTCGCAGTACCCCCACTCTGTTTTGCATTCGCTCATGGGAACCCGATTTCTTCCGCACTGACGTAGATGGTTTGACCGACTCCGGCGTAGGCCTTGATCATCGCGAGCGTGAGCGGATCATTGTCACTACCCAGTAAATCGAAGTCATCGATCTCGACGTTTTGAATTGTGCAGACTTGGTATATATGTTTAGCCATCACTTCTCCTCTATCGCGCAGATAATTGCTGCGACCAAACACAGACAGAAGGCGAGAAAACACGACGTCGCGAACGTGGCGTGGTATGCAACATCCTCGTGGTTCCACAGTTTGTGCGTCTCAATGCACGCGACCGTGGCCCAGAATTCGACCACCATCACAGCAGCAGCGATAGTTGCGAAAACTAAAAATAAGCCCATCATGACCAGTCCTCTTCACGCCACTGGGACTCTGGCAGCCCCAACTTTTTAGCGACTCTCTTCGCTCGACGCAACTCCGCGAGCCACTTGCGTCTCGTCCACCAACCACCTTCGAGGTGTGACTGCAGGTAGGAGTCGATGGCTATAGCAACCATGACCCTCTCGTCTTGGCGCAATGGGGATTTGTTCACGACAAATCTCCGGTCAGCAGGTCATTCAGGTAGTGGAGATCATCAACGGAAATAACGATCTCGTGTTGGAGAGTGATCTTCTTGAATGATTTCAGCAACTTCAACAGTCGTTCTGCACGCTCGATCCTCTGGCCCTGGGTATTCTTAATGTCGTCAATCACGGCGTCAATCAGTTCGATCTCTTGGCGTAATTGCTTGACCTCAGCCAACAGCGCCGGGACTCGCTCATCCACGCGTCCCGTGCCGTCACAGAACTCACAACCGATCATCTCGTGCGAACCCATGTACTCGACACCGGACGGTTCCGATCCCGAACCGTGACAATTGGGGCAGTCGGTCATGTACTCGCTCGAGGAAGAATCAGCGATGTGCATGCGCAGCACCTTGAGTCCGTCATCTCGATTAACCCACTCGCCCACGGTGATTGACGCGCCGTGTTCGTTCTCAACTTCTACGAACGGCAATGCACTGCCGGGTCCTCCCCCGAATACGATGTCAATTTGCACCGTTGTTCTCCTTCATTTGTGTCGGACTACCATTCGCATATTTTGCAAAAATGGTTCTCAGTGATGAAAAGCAGAATGGCTAGTGTCATCGTTGAGCCGCCTTCCAACCCAGCGTCCACGCCTGCTGCGCCACACTGACGCACGCTTGGAACTGCGCGGGAGTCTCGTTGGGCACCGGCATGCACAACACGATGATGTCCTTGTGCGGGATCGATGGCGTGCGTTGCGGAGTGGACGTGACCGTAAAAATGATGACTAGAACACCGACGAGTACGGCGAACGCCGACATGATCTCAATGAATGTACGATCTCGTTGGGTGAACGGTCTCACGACTGGCTCCAATCCCTCGACAGCAAAATGTCAATGTCGGCTTGCAGTTGTTTACGCCGTGAGCGCCACGCCTGACGAGCGCCCAGCGAACTTCGATACGGTGGCGCGTGGGACTCGTCAAAATCCATCGCGCTCAGTTGCTCGCGCAGTTTCGCGACCATCCGATCTCGCGCCTCCGCGACGACGTCATGACTCGTGGGGATCAGTCGACCGCAGTTCTTGCAGTGCTCATCGAACTCGTAGTTGGAATCATCACGACATATGACGATATTGAGTGTCGGTAGGTATTCCCAACGGCATAACGCGGAGCAAAACGGGTACGTCCGCTCTTCATCGTTGTTCGTCCACGTGACTAGAAAGGTGGTCACGAATTCTCTTCCCACGGCTGGACGTCGGGTGACAGTTCTCCGTCCCAACAAATTCGTGGGGATAAATGTGCAATGGGCAGTTGACCCACCGGCACGAGACCCGCAGCGTCGAGTTTCAACTGCACACACCACAGGGCACTCAGCATTGGCTTCTCCGCCTCTGAGATGTCACTGAGACCGTTCGTGTGCCACTGAGCGGCCCGGTACCACGCGTGTGCGAACCGCGTGGGGTCAAGGTGCGCGATACCTAATCCAGGCTCTTGGGATCGCGCTGCGCATTCGGCACAGCCGTCCTTGAGCAGTTGATTCTCGGTACCGGGTTGGTGGTAATCGTGCCCCGCTGGTGCGTCACTCACGTGTTCTTCTCCAATTCTGCAATTACCGCGTCGAAAATTTCAATCAAAACTTCGGGGGTGCATCGCGGGTCTCCATCATTGAAGTCAACCATCGAAAACTTGTCACGAGGAATTTCGAAACGTTCCAATGTGGCTATCGCGATGAGGTTGCACGCGTCCTCAGACATGTGTTCCGCAGCCACCCAACTCCCATCACGATAAAAAAGAGCACAGCACTCTTTCTCGAATCGCGGGTACCCATCGGTCCAGCACCATCCGTCATCACCGGCAATCCGTGCACGTTGCACCTTCAACTCACCCAGAATTATCTGTGTGTCCATCACGAAACCCTCCCTTGGGCGATTAGTGCGTCGAGTTGACGTTGCAACTCGTTACTCAATTCGGTCAAGAACTCGATGGATTCCTCGTGGTTTACCTGGACTCCATCGATCCATAGTTCTATGCCAACTCTCTGCACTGCTTCAAGCGAGCCAATGAATTCTCGCCCGCTTGATAGGGTGCCCCCGTTGATTCCGGCGAGCAACCATCGCAGTTGTTCCTTACTCAGCATTTTCAATTTCCCTTTCCGAGAGATCAGTGATGACGTTCCACGCCTTGAATAATTTGCAGCGACCCTTGTGATAAATCACCTTGCCTTCGAGTTCCCAACGACGTCCCTCGAACTCTTGTTGACAACCAGGGCACTTGTCCTTGATCATCCGAAATACTCCCTGATACATCCGATCACGACGCTCATTCCGGGCCAGTTGCTCATCCACGTTCATTTTGGGGGACGTCCTTCCAGTGTGTGATGTCGAGCCGGTCCATGATACGCAGTCGTCGCGCGGACTCGCGAGCCTTGGCTGCGAGTTTGCGGTCAGACTTCAGCATGCGCTCCCACTTCGCGAGTATCCCGTGTGTCCCCTTGATTGCTTCGTCTTCGTATCGCAATATCAGGGCTTCGGTAGTCTCCGCACGAGCGTCGTAATCAATCGCGTTGCGCTCGTGCTGTTCCGCGTCGGTAATCTGCTTGTCTGTCATACGATCATCCTAATCTGGTTTTTGCAAATTTGCAAATTTACTTTTTCTCCGTCACCAAGGTGACTATCGCGCACAGCACGATGGACAGAATCACGAACACGGCAAGCGCCAGCGCGTCATCCGTGTTGGGTGTCTTCGACCCCAGCGTGTACCAGGACCAGTGCGCGTCATCGACGTGCACCCACTCCGCGACGAGAAACGCGGTGAACAGTGAGAGGAGATATCCGAGTACGCGCCTCATGATACGAACCGATTGACGTAGCGAACCACGTCAAACAATTCCAACAGTGGTCTCTCGGTGGAACTGGTGGGTCCGATGTCCTTGCCCACGCTCCAATCTTCCGAGCGTTGAGCAGCACGCTGGATATCGTTCTGGTCAAGATAGCCAATAGCCAACCTTGCATCTCCGCGACGAATCAGGTTGGCCCGTCTCTCGCACTCGGCACATCCGTCGAACCAAATCTGTCGTTCGTCATATCCCGGCAGTTGTTGGTGGTAATCATGTACCATCAGTCGTTTCCTCTCGCATCTGCATGCACCCATCCCGCGCCAAGACTCCAACTGCCCTTAAACCCCTCAACCTCATGGTCGCGAACGATCTGTCCGGTAAAGGTTTGGTACGCCTGAACGCTCGTCGCAACAGTTCCTTCGGGCACCGTGTGTTGAATCCCGCTGTGGTGTGGGGCACGGATCACTGCATTTTCAGTGGCTATGCATGTTGACATTATTGATTACCATCTTTCTTGTTGTGCTTACGCTTCTTGTGAATTTTGAGACCATTTTCTGCAGACTGCTCGTACGCGTACCTAGCGCGGCCAACGGCGGGGCATCCTGGCTCTTGACATGCCCACCGCCATCCTCCGCCAACAACTCCGTTACTCACACCTAACATGGTCGCCACTTTCCAATTCCTACGAGTCCGTCAATGAGTCCATCAACGTACGTCTGTGCCAACTCCACCGTTGTGAACAGAGAGTGCTGGAAGATTGTCTGACCGATCTCGTTGTACACACGCACGACGCACTGACCATCTGCATTGACCAACGTCTCGATATTCGCCTGTGACTTTCCTTTACGGAATCTGCTGGGGTACGCTTTCTGCGTCCACTCTTGATTGGTGTTATTCACTACCGGTCACCGTCCTTCAAATCATCACCGAAACTGCGATTCACGTAGCAACTCGCGACGTAGGCAACCTCACCAATCTCGTCACAGTAGACACCCGTCAATTCACCCTTGATGAACTCCTTGCCACCGCGAATGAACACGCGACGTACGGTGTAGGTGTCGTCACCGGCCAACAGAACATCGACCCAGTATCCGGCACCAGCGGGGAAACGGAGACCTACTACTTCGCTTCGCGTATTGTACAGTGCGTACCTGCAGCCACCACTGATTGCCATAACGTTCATTGCTCCGATTTGGGTGAGCAATTCAGTCTCGTTGATCGACTTGAAGAGGTCAAATTGATTGATTACTTGGTTTTCTGTCATATGAATATCGTAGCCTCATTTTTGCAAATTTGCAATTATTTTTTGCAAAAACTTTTGCAAATATGTGTCAGGTGATCCTGCAAATCAGTGATATGATCACCAACAAGCCGGGGGGACGACACCCCGGCCTCAGACGAAAGAGACGAGAGATAAATGCATGACACTCATCACCCACTCACCGGAGCGACGGTCACTCTGACAATTACGACGGTGGTACCTGCGCACGAAACTGCACCGGTAATTCAAGAACTGCAGGGGAAAGAATTCAGGATCGAAGACTGGCAAGATCGCGTCTTCGGTAAGAGTTGGATGGTCGGAAACGGAAACCCCGCGTGTATAAAATACGCGATCCGTTCCGCTTTCTGTGGTCTACCCCTCGATGACGAGGTGGTGTACGGCAAGATAGGTAGCATTGGCCACATCGTCCACGTGAGTGAATTCGAGGCTGACACAAAGTGACTGAGCACATCGACATCCCGCTGGAGTCCGTGGACTACCTCATCGGTAGCATGCTCGCGGGCAAACACTCTGAAGTGCTGGGCGGACTAACAGCGATACGCAAACTATTGCGAGACCCCAACATCCGGTCAGAATTCGAAATCAATTCCACGGTGTTGATCCACCACCAAATGAATCGGATCACGGAATTGGAGAACGGTGCTGCAGCATTCTTGAGGGACGTCAACGTGGGTAAGCCATCGAGCCACGATGGATTTTGCGAAGCATTTCAGGAGTGGCTTGATACCACCAAAAAGGATTACGACGAGCGCGTGAAAGATTTGTTGGTGCAGAAATGACCAAGAGAATGACGATCAGTCACGGTGGGCATCACTTAGAGATTCAAAGATCGGATAACCCGCAGCAAAGAAAGTGGCTCGCGACGGTGCGTGAATATCCAATGCTGTGGTGTAGTGACGAATCGTTTGCCGAAACGCTTGCAGGCATGGTCAAGAGAATCAACGAAATTATCTCGTACCGTGAACTTCACCCCAAGGACTTGGGAAGATTTCGACCATGACGGGCAACTGATGCCTGAGATTCGACGCCGTTGTCCGGAGTGTGAAGAGATCACCACGCACGTAACGCACAAACTCACCAGTGCGTTTGGCAACAAGGTTGAGGAGCGTTGCAAAGAGTGCGGACGAACGAGTACGCGCAGCGTCGACTACTGATCAACGATCTCAAAGTTGTGGTCAACGAAAGCGTGTCGAGCACGTAGGTACAGACGCATGGCGTCGTCGTTATCCGTGCACCGCTGAACAACTGGCCACTCCCCGTCGAGTCCGGGTAAACGCTCACCGTTAAGGTATCCACGCATGATGACGTGGTGACCATCTAATTCCAATTCGACGTCGTGCGTGCCGTGCATATTGTGGTGCGGGCAGTGACGACGAAAGTGCACGGACCTGTCCATGTCGTACGCCTCGTGCGGGATCGATTCGTCGTCTTCGGTTTCCATCTTCACGAGAAATACCTTGTCGGGGTACTGCTCCGCCATCGAGTGCAGCCACTCCACGAACTGCTGTCCGTTCATCTCTATCATGCCGTCGAATTCATCCATTTGCAAATTCTAGACATGCAACGCGGGCCACGTCAAAGAACTTTCGCGAATTTTCCAGCCCCATAAAATGCGCCCGCCTTTGTTGTGGTCACGCGTAGTTGGCATTTTGCGTTCTTCGAGGTCCTTAGTGAGTGCTCGCTGGGACCACGGGTGTTCACCCACGTTTTGCATCCACATTTCATATTTGGAATAGACGTCGCTCATTTTCACAAAATCAGTGGGTAGCCCCTGCTCCAAAGTCTCAGAGATGAACAGCCCAATGATGTCTTGTTGATCCTTCCACTGCTCCGTGATGGCCTCCACCATCGCCGGGATGGGGTCGATGCCTTGACGCTGATAGATGGCGCACCCCTCAACGAAAAATGCTAACGCGGCTTGCATGAATGACGAATTAGGATCGTGCACCTCAGCACCCAGTGAGACATTCTGTTCCCACGATTGCAACTCGCGATAGAACGGCACGATCACCACGCGATCCTGTAGGGCTTTGTCGTTGGTACTGGGAACGTGGTTGGTGGCCACGAACAACGAGTGCGACGGATTGAACTGGAAGGGGTTGCGGTACTTGTAGCACCCGGTCAGCGTGTCACCGCCCGTGAGCAACTTCAACGAACTTTCCGCTAAGTGCCCATTGCCGGGTGGTTCGTCACTGACCACCACGCGCATGCCGTACATGCGAGCCACTTCGTGCTGGGGCATGCCGCCACCAAACTTGTTGCCCATCAAGAACTCTGGCATCAAGAACATCGCGTAATCACCCATCATGGTTTGCAAGATATTCATGAACGTCGTCTTACCAGTGTTCTTGGGTCCGTAGGCAATGTAGAGAGACTTTTCCTGGGACATTCCGATCATCATCGAACCGACCACGCGTTGGATATACGAGATCAGTTCCTCGTCCCCACTAAAGGTGCCACTCATATACTGAGAGAATCGTTCATCGCTGTAGCCGCGCTGAAACGCCACGCGAGTTTTCTTCATGCAAAGATCGTCGCGTCGGTGCTCGTAACCGTCGCCGGATCGTAGGTCGATGGTGCAATTTGCAGCGGCCATGATGTAGGGGTTGGCGTCGAACGCCGTGATGTGCTGCACGATGCGCGGATCACTCTGGGCCATCTTGATCATGCTGTCGATGCGCCCGCGTGAGTTGCTTTGAAATGCCCACTTCAAAGTGGCTTGTTTCTCGTCTTCGATGAGTCCCGCTGCCCGCGCTTGCATGATGCGTACAGTGTCTTTAGCCACCTCATTGATGGCGTGTCCCTTGTCCTCTTGCCAGGTGCCCCCACTCCACTGGCACCACTCCAGTTCTGGGGTCCATACCCACTCGCCCTTGGTGTGCTCTACGAGCAATCTGCCGTTCCCGACGTCCGTGAGGGTCCCAGTACCCGCTAAACCGCTCTCAGGGGCTTTTGCAGGCCGATCCTGACCTTCTGGTGCCGTGCCGTTGCGGTGCTCGTTGGGGTTCCAATCAATTACCGGATCAGGGTCAACTTTGGGGTCCTCATAGACCCGACGCAGTTTGCCGTACGCAACCTCTAGCGGGAACTCGTTGCCGGGGGGTTGCTCAGTAAGTTCCCAGATTCGTTTGGTCTCCGCTACGGCATCTTCGGGTGAGTAATTGAGTTTCTTCAGTTCGAACGCGAGCGTGTTAAAGAACTCGTCTCGGTATCCCGCCTGCGCTCCATAGATTTTGGCCTCACGAAAGACGGTTGACGGGGCACCCGGTGTTCGCGTCGACTCGTACGCTCCACCACTCTTGGACTGCATCAGTTTCTGGGCCAGGAGATCGGGGAGGGGTGCGGGCTGTCGAGGGTCACCCACGAGTTGGTAGCGGCGTCCTGAACGGTGCAGACTCGACGGTAAAACGACATACCCACCCTGCGCCTTGACGTCGTTACTGGGTTGATACCCATTCATTGATTTGATCTTGTGCTCACCAGCGGCGTAGAAGAACTGCTCACCACCACCACCCGTACGTTGGTGCAACGTATCGGGAAGATCGTTCAGCCCAAATCCGGCGCACCAGTTGAGAAGGTTCGTGGTGCCGTCGTCACCGTCACAGTCGAGTACGACCAAACCACTGCGGCCACAGTCGACCCCGATGTTGGCGAATGGAGCCTGCGCCCACCACGCGGCTATTTGTGCCGATGAGTTGGACGCCGAATTATGTCCGTTGGGGGCAAGTGCAGTATACGGGTGTTTGCCAGCATTTTTGCAGTCGAGATTTCCGCACGTGCATTTGAGATCGTCCGTAATACTGTGGACTGGAAAGAGAAACCAATGGAATGTATCGACCCACCAGCGTGCGTAAGGCTCGTTTGAGTCCATCGTCCCTCATCTTCAGTCAACGTCAGTTGGGCTATTAAAACTACCACCGTATTCACCGTGAGTTAGGATGAGCGAGTGGCTATTAGGGGGTCACTTGTAAGTGCGTGGCGGGTCATTTTTGCGTGACCCGCCGCGACTTGCAGTTACTTCGAGTTGACATCCCGCGTGATGTTCGTGCCGCTAATTCGCGGAGGGTGAACGGGGAACGCACTCGGATTCAACAGTTCTACGTCGCAGTCAGCACTGTTGTTGTTGACGTGTATCCATGGACCACCCGCTAATTGCATCTGGGCGATTCCACATGACGGACACGTACGCTCTTGCACCTACACAGCGTATCGCCGCGTGACGCCGTTCTCACCCTTAGAGGATTCGATCTTGCCTTCGTCCTTCAGACGACGAATGGAATGGTACGCGATCCCCAGCGGCGCGGCGATAGCCTCAGCGATCTCAACGTCAGTGATGCCAACCTTTTTGCTGGCGGTGATGATCGCCAAAACCTTGTCGTCACGTTCCGCCACTCGCGCGTGCTTTTTGGCACCATTGGTCGCGGCGATACTCTTCGGGGCAACCGCCTTGACCGGGACAGTCTTGGGGGCCACCGTCTTTTTCACGGGTGCCTTCTTCGCAGCCAGAGCCTTCTTCGCGGGAGCAGCCTTTTTTGCAGGCACACCCTTGCTCGCGGGAATCTTTCTCGCGAGCGCAGCCTTCTTCGCCGGAGCCTTTTTAGTTGGTGACGGTGTCACGTTCGTACTGCCTTTCTTTTTGGTGTTGGTAAGAGTCCACTCATCATCAATAACCACCACTCTGCCCTGCTCCATCAATTCACCTAGGGCTTCGAGCACCTTAGGTTTCGTGAGCATGGTGTTATGAGAAAGTTTCTCAACGGTCATCGTCGCTCGCGTAAATGCAGAGAAGACGATGGTGGCATTAGATGGTGCTGGACTCAATTGTCATTCCTTTGTCGAACATCTTTATCTGCAATCCTATCATGCAAATTGCAATTTGTAAAACAGAACTGGCCGGTCCACGGATGGACCGACCAGTCCTATTTGCAAAATCCCCTAGAACGCCGGGGGCGCGGGCGGTGCAGGCGGCATCGGGGGTGCTGGTGCCACAGGTGCGGGAGTGATCGGGGGTGCCCACGTCGACCCATTCCACACCCAACCCGCAGCCTGTTCCGCTGGCCACGTCCACGCATTGTTCACCAGTTCCATACCGCTCGCGGGATCGAACACCCGTGACGCCGGAGCCGGTGCGGGAGCCGTTACTGGGGCTGCCGGAGCCATGGGTGGTGCAGGCGGTGCAGGCGGTGCAGGCGGTGCTGGTGCCGGAGCCATTGGAGCCACCGGGGGTGCCAAGGGTGCAGCCGCTGCGGGCTGTGCCTGCGGAAATGGCGGTGGCGGAGCAGGAGCCGTAACCGGAGCCGCGACGGGCGGTACCCCCAACGGTGCCGGAGCGGGAACCGCAGCCGGAGCCGTACCGCCGGGCAACTGCGACGGGGAAAAACCGTTGAGTTTGTTCCGTTCTTCGCCCTGGTACGGCTCAATTGCGATGCTCACGTGCACCAACTTGCCGACCAAGTTTTCTGCGACCTGCTGAGGCGTGGGGTTGCGCCGGAAGAAATCGGCATCGAGTCCGTGGGCCTTCATGTGTCGGAAGAAGAATCCCATTGATTGCGAACTCTCCGGTGACAGCGTGAAGTTATTGAACACCGGACGTCCGACGTACGGCCCGATCAGAATGTTGTAGCGAGCCACAATCATGTCCTTGCCGTTGCCGGTTTGCTTAACCGTCGCCGTACCCACCTGTACTTCGTATTCGCCTGCGGGCACTGGCTGAACACCAACGTCCGCATCTTGGAGGAGTTGTCCCCAGTTGTAATCAGCCATCTTTCATCTCTTTCTGTTTGGTTAGTTACTGCGTTACTTGTTGCGATAAGGAAGGGTAAATGTCATAGAGCATTTGCGTGATGTTGGGGTAATCCACGATCATGGGCAACCGACCCTGCACACGCTCACCGGCTTCGAACTGATCATTGGGCCGCGTCCACATCCGTCGTGCCTGTTGACCAGTGAACTGATTGTTGGCGTCGACCACGTTCTCCACGAAAAGATACCCGCAGATGTCGACCCAGTAGGGCAACGAGTCCACGATCTGGCCCTGCATGGTGGGAACCTTTTTGGTCCCGGCCTTGTTGTCGCGCGACTCCGAGACAAACACTACGACCTGGAGTGGGTTAGTGGGGTGGCGCGTGAGGTTACGCATGTCGCGGATCATCTTGTCCATCTCGCGCAGGAGTTTGCCCCAGTCAGCCATCTTCATCTGCTCGTTGCCCACGAGATTGGTCATCAGTTGTCGCTGAAGTTCAGTGATCGAATCAAGCACCAGACTGCGGAAGTGATGCTCGCCACTGGCCAGCCACGCGTATACCTGCACGACGTGTTGCCACGTCAACACGGTGACGTGGCACACGTCCCACGTACCGTCGTAGACGGGCGGAGCAACGGATGGGTTCCAGTCGATTCTGCGAAGTGCCAGAAATTTCCAACCACCTTCGGCGTCGAGCACCAGGATCGGTGCGGGTGATGTCGCGGCCAATGTTGTCTTACCGACTTTCGATGGTCCGTGGATCAAAATTGAAAGCGTCTCTATCATCATTCCGTCTTTTCGTCAGTGTCAGTTGCAACATAGTAGTGATCGTGAACATCGTGAGTCTCAAAATATTCTGCCAGCATTTCCTCAGACGCCGAGCCGTCATCGAACATGGGGCATACCGCGAGAAAGTCACAGTCCCACGAGCAGTCACGCGTGGGATTGGGATACGCGACTTGGCGGGGATCGTAGTCCGCGTCTAACTTCTCGCGCAGTTGCAGAATGTCTTCCACCTCACCGTAGACACGAAGCCAGTACGACTGCATATCGTTTTGGTTGTGCCGCACCTCGACGCGTGAGTAGAACGGTGGCTTGGCGTTAGCCGTGCGCTTCACCTTGCGAAGCATATTGTAGAGACCACCCACCGCGTGCTCCTGGATATCAGTTCCGTTTTCGAGGAACTGCAAATACTCCAAGAGTTGGTACTGCAAAAGTTGCTCGTCCATGTGCAACGTGGGAACGTCGAGACTCTGCACAGATTTGTGGTCAAGGAAGAGACGCAGTTTGTCAGTGACGCGCTTGATACGCAGGTCCAATTTTCCGACGAGCACAACTGCTATTCCGCGAATGGTGGTGAAGTTGACTTCGACCACCTCCTCGTTACCGACGATCTCTATACCGTCATCGACGCCGAGTTCTTCGAGCCATTCAAGGTACCCTTCGAGCATGATGCGACAGAGTTCGATGTCCTTCTCAAGGCCCGCGAGTCTTTCGGGGTCGTCGGCTACCTTGGCGCGGTCGATCTCGCAGGCATCATTGAACACCTCCCAGATATCTTCGTCGTTGTAGTAGGCGGACAGCGCGAGGTGAAGTCGGGTGCCGATGGCGCGAGGTCCCGTAACGTCGGGACGCTTCAGACGCAACTCGCGGTAGTAAGCAAGCCACCATTTACGGTGACACCGCTTGAATGTTCTGAGTTCGCTGTTGGAGATGTGGTACCCCTCCAACTGGAAGTTGTACTTCTCGCGAATCGTGACCGGTGTCGAATTCAGTACTTCGACCACTTCGGTCTTGGCATCGTCATAGGGCACATCAGGGAAACCTTGATCCGGTGCACGATCAGTGTCTTCGAGACTTTCGTCCGTGTAGTAACA